CTGTTTTTCAGCAACCTTTATACTATTCTGAATAGAGGTCACATTTAAACCACCAATATCTATTTTTAGATTTTTGCTGATTGTAGCAAGTTGAGATTGAATCTTCTTTTGTGTTTTACTCAAGTCCAACTCACCAATGATTTTAACATGAGCCTTATTATCATTTGCAAGTACATTATTTAATTTAGGTATATCGTCCTTAACTTTACTTGTGTCAAGTTCCACAGGAACTCGTATTTTTAAATCATCTGCCATTTCACTTCACCTCTATTCCTTGTCTTTTAAGTCCTTGTCTTAAAGCTATAACGTGATATTTATTATCACTTAAATCCTCTTTTGTGTTATATATAAATGGTCTAGCAACACCATGATACGTCCAATTTCCAAAATCGTACCCCCAACCAATTTCAATGATAGATGCTAATTCTTGACCTGCATTATCTGACTTAATCATTTTCCCCTGTACAAAAATATAAGGGTTAGCCATTGTATTGTTTTCAACAACTAAAGTGTCACCTTCGATAGAAGAATTAATATTATTAATATCCATTAAACCACCATTATCATATCGTCTTACATATTCATGTGGTACATAACTATCGTAAACATCTCTTTCAATATGATCTAGCATAACAGTGGTAACAACCTCGGTAACATCTGTAAGCAGAGCGTAATCAATTCTTGTTCTTAGTTCTCGCTCTAGTTCTTTAAGGTTTTTTACAACCATTTATTCCTCACCACGCAACCACTTTACAACAAGCTTTAAATCCTCGTCAGCTTGCTCCTGAGAAACTTTACTATGTGTTTCTATCGTAACTTTATCACCGTTTTTCAAACCAAGGCTACAAAGACCTATAATTGATTTGCCATTGACCGTTCTATCTGTTGTCAGATTAATTACAGAGGGGCGTGCCTGTGTAAAATACACAAACCTATGAATATTCCTAGCATTAGGAACTATCCCAAGTGTTATTTCCTGTTCTGCAAAGAACATATTAGTCACCGTCCTTGTTGTTTGAAATTACAATTTTATTTGCTATGTCATTACTGTCTTTCAATGTTTTCAGTACCTCATTTAAACTTCCAGTGTCAAAATCCTTCATAGTATTGTTTGTCTGTTCTATCATTTCTTTTGCCTTGTTCGCAAGCTCCGTTATAGCTATGTTTGCCATGCTCATAACCTTTTCAGCCGCCTTGTATCTAACATTCATGTTAATACCACTGTCAATAGCTTTAGTAATTAGGCAATACTGATTTCTGTCAATCAACTCCCAAGCAATGTTATTATATTCCCTATCCAACTCTCCACTATCATAAATCTCTGCAATATCATCTGATGAAAATTTATGTTCTCCGTAAAGAGTGACAACGTAATATTTACGCAAAATTTCTTCATATCCTGCTCCGTACTCAACTGTACCCTTGACTACATTATTTATAAATGCCTGCATTTCCGCAAAACTAAGCTTATTTTTCATTCAATTTTCCTCCGTTTTCTTGCGTTTCTTTTCTGCGTTTCTCAGTTTCTTACACTCATCATAATCAATCCACCCACCAAACTTTTTAGCATAAGTAATCCACTTATATGTAATGTCTGGATAGCAATACCAAAACAATTTACGTTTAAGTATTGCCACTGAGTCTGGCATACCTTTTGTATCTATAACTTCAGTGACACCATTTTTATAAGTAACCACGAAATCAGCGACATATTTAATTGGCAACACAGTTTTGCCATCGTGAACGAACTTCGGTTGCAGTTCATATGGTTTCTGTAACTCATACGAAATCACTTCACCGCTTTCCACTAAAGGACAAAGTACGTCACGATAATATTTCATTTCTAACACTGAGTCAAAAATAATACCATTATAACTACGTTTTGATTTGTCTTTATCTACATTAAACTTGCTTCTATCTGTCATTTCTACCTCTTTATAAAAAAAATAAGGGCGGTCAATACTTATCATAATAACCGCCCTTTCTATTTTATTTAATTTTTTTACTTGTTGTGCCATTTTTGAAATTTGTAATATCAGCCAAAACATTATAAACCGACTCTTTATAATCTTCCTTTTTTAATGTTTTAAAAGTAATACCAATATTAGCAAGTAGTTTTCTCGCTTCAGCTTTGGAGATAACCTCGTGCATATATTCTTCTATGATTAAAAATAATTGATAACAAGATGGTGTGTCTACATATCTTCTCCAGCTATTTATTTTATCACATTTATTACACGCATAATATCCATTACCGCAAATAACACACTCATGATTGTTTTCCATATTAATCCTCTGGAATAACAAATCTCAGAAGCTGACCCTCGTCACTACAATAGTCCTTCAGAGAGTCAATAGTAAATGGGAAGTCGCCCGTCTTGTCAAGTGGTATCTGAGTCTCAGGAGAAAGCTGTGCAGATGCCATGACAGCCCAACCATGATATTCAATATTTTTATCACAAATATCTGTAAAGATTGATTCAAGCCAAAATTCACCTGATTTTGGCATATCATTCGTACTCTTTGTAATGTCAACTGCATTTTCAGACTCATATGTATAATATACCTGAATAGTCATTCCTTCCTTGATAGCAGTATCTGTCGGAAGTGTAATTTCTTTCTTAGCCGCATCAAGTGAAAATTCCTTTTCTGAATTTACCGCTGCATATTTGTAAGAAGCAACCTGTTCCTTCCTTTCATTGAGCAGATAAATGAATGATATTCCACCCACAGGAACTTTACTCAAAGTAATCTTTGTTATGTCGCCACCCACCTTAATCTTCTCTCTTTTAGGAATGAGAATTTTATTAGTAGAACTTGCAACGTTCTTTTCTGTACCCCACTGAGCAGCAAGAAGTGACAGCGTAAGGAACGATGTATTACCTGTAATCTGAGCTGTATCAGCATCATAGTATTTTGCAATTACCGCACCTGTTGCATCTGTCTTATCCTGTGAAGTAGCATTGGTCTGAATGTTTACGTCTTTCAAATCTTCAAGAGTCCAAAACAGCACTCCGTCAGTAGGCGAAAACATCTGACCTGAAATAGCTTGTTTAAAAAGCAATTTGTCTGGATTAAACATATTATTTCCTCCTTTATTTCCTATTGTTTCCGTTACCATGTACGGAAACAATTTAATTCTTCTTTATTCTTAATGTCCTTATAATAAATAGTACCGCTATACAAACCTGTAGTAAGTTTCTGTGCTTGATTTATGATTTGATTTCTTAAAAGACAATCATAAAAAACATTAATAGGTAACGACCAAACCGTGTCCCAGTTGTATTTAAACCCTTCAATATTTGTTAATGTTGAAATATATGGCAACAAAATAGAACGAAATTCTTTTTCTTGATACTCACCCCTAGCTAATTGTCTTTCAAGCTTGTCTAATTCATATTGTAATCTCCATTTTCGGGTGTGTTCATTTCCATCTTTAATATTGTTATCAGCGATATTAAGCATTTTCCTGAAATATTCAGTAAGCAGTTCATAATCTGCTTTACCTATTTGAATATTGTTATAAACATCAAATAAAATAACATCACCGCTATTCGTGTCAATATAGCGTTTCATCTTACCAAAATCAATATTACGGATTATAAATGAAACATCAGTTAGCAAATGATTTTCGACAATATCACAAAACAAGTCAAAACTATCTACTGAGTTAAAATCAATACCCTTGCTCCAAAGATATAGCCTTCTATCATATGGAGTTGAAATTATGTCAGACACAATGACCCAAAACTGTTTTTCACCTAGTTTTGACTCGTCTGAAATCTCGTCCAAAGTTGGGTTGTGAATTTCAAACTTGCCTAACATAAATGTTTCTTTTTTATTACGATAAATCGAAAGTTCATCCATAACTAATTGCCCTCACACGGATTTATCGTAAGTTCTTCACCTTGGAATATTAAGGTACGCCTTTTATAAACAGGTGACAAGTTATCAGGTACGTCTGAAATAAGTTGTATTCTGTTACCACTCCAACCATCTGAGTTGTTAAATAACTGACCTAATAATTCAGACACACAATCCATTCTTGTTTTGGAAATGCCAGCTTTGTTAAGTCTCATTTTATCTTGGTGACAAATTATTTGGATTATCATTTGAGGATAACCCTTAAATGCCCCCCATATTACTTTCGGAACTGAAATTTCAATGTTAAGGTACAGTTCTACATCAGTTTGAGTGTAAGGTATGTATAAAAAGGGGTATATATTAGAATACACAATATTTTCTAATTCTTCCTCGTCCTTTTCAAATAAATCTAATATATTATCTTGTGACAATATCATAGAAATAGCTTTATTTTTCCATTCCGATATAACAGAATTTATTGGCATTTTACACACCTCCCACTATATTAATTAACAATTCAGACAAAACATCATCAACTATACAAACCAATTTAAAAGAGCTACCGATTAAAGCATTGTTGTTTAAACACTTTATCTTTACCTTATTTTCATTTACTATCATGGTAATAAAATCTTGTTGTTTATCAAGTAATTTCAAAGACCAAGTGACACTCTTATCTGTTTTTGCAGTAAATGTTTTAACTGTACCACCACAACGAATTTCTGCATTACCACTGTAAGATATTTCAACAGGTTTGGTTGCATCATTAGGCTTAAAGTAGTCACATAGCATAAGGTCAATTCTATCTGTCTGCGGATTGTATTGACTCTCTGACAAGATAATGTGCATACATCTGCTATTTCCAAAAGAGAAGCTGACAGTATCAGGTCTAGTAATTCTATAAGGTGTAGGCTCTTTGTCATTATAATCAATAAAAAAACGCTTATCATGAGGAAAATATTTCGTTTCCTCGTCAAGCGAAATGTACATCATCAACTGATCGTAGCCAATGGTAATTATTTTTGTCTCATTTGTGCCTGAATTATACTGTGAAGCATTTTGAATATTACACGGCTTATAGTGAACTATGCCGTTTTCGTCTTGCCACTTAATAACGTAATTACACAAGTACAAAATAGATTTTTCATACAACTTGTTATTTGTAGGCTCGGTCAATATTAGCCAAATCTTATTATCGTATTTAATATACTTATAGTCCGATATTGTACTAATATAGGTTAAAACCTGTCTTTGCCAAGCTTGTGTTGGCGTGTCAGGTATTTCATTCTGAATTATGCCCTTTGTAGCAAATTCATTTTCAAAATTCTCACCGTTAAACACTCCACTGCACAGAATAATATCATCTTCAATAACGCTATCCTCTAAAACGTCACTGAATGACATTTCACTATCAAACAACAAGTCTTGTTTTTCAGAACCTTCCGTATAATACGGTTGCCGAATTAAGTACCATTCTTTACTCATTCAACCACCTCAATTATACGCAGTGTCTTTCAGCTGCTCATAAAGGTCAACTATTTTAAAGTTCACCCAATCAATCTCAACTTTAGCTTGTCTTTTGTCACCCTCTGAGTTGTTTATTGATAAATCCTTAGAAACTATGTTGCTACGTTTGACAATTTTACTATATTGTCTTTCACAATAAAATCTCTTTATTGTATAGCCCAATATATTAACAACTATCTGATTTAAAACAATATCGTTTCCGTCAATATCAGTAAATATTCTTTTCTCATTATTAAAGTAAAGTTGACTAATTTGAGTTGAAAACTCGCCACAAGCCATTTTAAACCACTGAAAAACAAGGTCGTCACTTAACGCAACCCTTTCAAGAAATGTGGACTCAAAAACAGCGACCACATCTTCATAGGTAGTAGCCATTTTAACCACACCCTTTCTTAAAACTTATAGTTTGAAATATTTTCTATTTCGTTACGCTTGTAGACTGCCACGTTATCAATTCCAACTTCTTTGGCAAGTGGAATAATCATTTTCTTATCACCTTCAGTAACTACAAGTCTTGAGAGTTCAGCCATGAAATCAGCCTTATTGCTAATGCCAAGAAGTGCCTTTACACTGTTAATATCAAGAATAACAGGATCATTATTATCACTCTCGTCAAGTGAAAAAACGTATCTTCTTATATCCTCATCAAGAATTTTCAGATAAGCGTTATTGCCAAAGCCGTCAGTACCACAGAACATTCCGTTACCTTCCTGTATCTGAGCCATAACCTCTCCAACATTAAGCTGCGCAAATTTCTTTGCGTTTGGTGGAATAGTAATATCTCTTTGTGTTTCCACAGCCCTAAAACCCAATTCCCAATTACGAGTGTTTTCAAGAAACACTCTATCGGTAAGCTGAATTTCCCTTTTAGACTTTACTTCTGTAATATCGTTATTCATTGTGGCAGTAGTTGTATTTTTTCTTACATTTGCCAAATTTTAATCTTCCTTTCAAATATAATAATAATGTGGCAAGAGTTTACACCCTCGCCACATCAATAATTATTATGTAATTAACCCTGCTTTGTAAGCAGACCAATTTCAAATTCTCTGCCCTTTACAACGTCAGCACCAAGCTCCATATCGAAACGTGTCTTTACTGTACCTGTCTCAACATCATTGCCTGTCATAGTTGTAATACCACCACGTCTGAAGATATTTACTGGAGAATTTGCTCCCTGTGCAATAAACCACAAATCATTAGGATTGTAGTATGTGTCAAAACCTGACTTGTCAGCAAGTGGCTTTGTGAAGTTATATGGGTTCTCAAGTTCAATAAGAGCTGAACCCTTATAGAAGCCATTCAGACCTGTTCTAGCAATCTCATCTACCTGTGTAGCATTGAAGAATGGGATTGGTGTAGAACCAACTGTCTTATAGCCGTTCCAATCGCAGATACCAGAAATAAGTGAGAAGTCACCTGCAATACCAACCTTGCCAAGCTTTCTAACCTTATTTACCATACCATCAACCTGTGTCTGAGTTGGAGCAGAGTCATACTCGCCATAGAACTTTACATATTCAGTGTTATTCTTCAGTGCAGACTTAATGACGTCAAACACATAAGCGACACCCTTATTGTTCATGTCGGTCTGTACCTGTGCCATTTCCTCTGCTACAGTACCAGCAAAATTACCAGAAGCAAGCTCACGATAATCAATAGCCATACCAGAAGATATTGTCTGAGTTACGATTGGGTACTCTACCCACTTTCTACCTGCAAAACCGACATCAGAACCAGAAGCCTGAAGTCTGGCATCAAGACCCTCATAAGAATAAGTCTTAACTCTTGGCTGCTCATCATAGCCAATCTCACGATAGTTACCAAGGAAATTAAATACCTTTGTTGCCTCGAGAAGCCTTGGCTGTATAATATACTTTACAATAGTATTAATCTCTGCAACTGCTCTGCTATCGCCTGCAAGTGCCTGTTCACCAAGCTTTGAAATTCTTGAACGTACTGCGTCTACCTTCTGACCGTACTTTGATGTATCTTTGCCTGCAAAAAGAGCAGAACAAATCTCAACTACTTCGTTGAAAGCCTTTGCGTTCTTGACAGCAACCTCAGACTTATTCAGATTATTAAGTTCAAAAGAAGTATTAATCATTATTAAAACACCGTCCTTTATTTTACATTCATTAATTAAGCGTGTACAACGACTCTAAGTCCGTTACCGCCAAAACTTGTCTTTTCCACAATTTCAAGATACTCTGCATAATCAGAAACATCAGCACTCTTAGCCCACTTGCCATCAGTACCAACTACAAGCTTGTCACCTACTGCGAGTGTATTGTAAGCTGTTGTTACAACTGCATCGTCCATATCAAAAAGATGTCCTGCAAGAGAAGCAAGAGTAAAAATGCGTGGAAACTCACCAACCTCAATTCTATAATCATTTGGAGTGAGTGTCTCAGGCTTATCAATTCTGTTCATTACAACTGCAAGACCAGCCTGCTTTGCTGTTGTTGCGGTTGGCAGAGCAACAGCCTTTGTTTTAAGATCATATGTAACAGCCATGCCGTTCTCAAGAACAGCAGGTGTCTTGAGATAGCCAAAATTCTGTGCTACCTTGAAATCACCAATATTTGCAAATTTAATCATTTAAAATTCCTCCAATCGTATTTTTTTATACAAACAGGTTGTCAATATCGAGTTTGTCATTCTTATCGTCATCGTTGTCGGTATCTACGCAACCAAATATGTCAGCGGCAAAATTGTTCTGAGAATTAATCTCAACAGCCATTGCCTTTTCCTTCTTCTTTGTCTCAGCACCAATGCAAGCATTGATTTCTGTAACAATATCGTTTACCTCGATACCACAACCCATAGGATCTGCGTTAAACTTGTCAAGCTTATCCTTTGCCATGTTCTTTTCATCGTCTGAAAAATCTCCAAGAGCTGAATTGAGTTCTGCAATCTTTGCAGACTTTTTAAGTTCATTCAATTCTGCTTTCATTGTTTCAACGAGTCCGTTAAGCTCATTAATCTTCTCGTCTTTCTGACAAGCATTTGTTTCGGCTGTTGCCTTTTCATCTGTAAGAGTTGCTATCTCGGCATCTTTTGTAGAAATAATCTCATTCATTTCAGCAATCTTACTCTCGTAATCTGCATTTTTAGTATTGAGTTCAGTAATCTTATTCTCAACAGCAGAAATAATCTGATTAAGTGTCTTTTCGTCCACTTTCTCGTCCTCCTTTATCTTTTGATTTAGTTCTATCAGTATTGCACTATCGTCACTAGGCTCGACAGTTAAAATACAATATCCACTATAGTCATAAACTTTTGGCACTCTACCTTTTTCGACAGGCTCTCCGTCATACACTATTTTATTTTTGCCCTTACCAACAAATTCAACAGAACCATATATTGTATCACCATCATTAATTTTGTTTTCAAGCCATTCAACAAAATGTGGATAACGTTGCTGATTAATATAACCCTCGGCAATAAGAACTTTATGTTTCTCACCATTAATCTGAATATCTTCAATAGACCAACCATCAGCAGAACCTACTTGAACAGAATTTTCAAATAATGGCATATTGCCGTCTTGACCTGTCATTCCATGGTCATATGGAATATCTTTTTCACTATCCAAAAATGTTGCACAAATAGGCATACCAATAATACTATCTGCGTTATCTCTAACATATTGCTCATTGTAACTAATACCATTTTTGTTATAGTGATTACGGTCTTGATGAATTTCGTGTAGTACCAACTTTACACGTCTGCGACCGTCCGACCTCTTTGCTTCGCTTATTTCACAATGAAACACTAACTTTCACCTCTTTTCTGACATAAAATAAACCTAGTCACTAAACGCAACTTAGGTTTTAGTTTGTTGTTGAAGGTTTTGGTTGAGCGTTTCCATTTAGATTTTCGCTCATTATGCTATTTTCGTTTGTCTTCTCAGCCACCTTACTTCTGCCACCATTTGAGTGGTCTGCATCACTTGGGTCACTATCTTTGCTACTCATGGTATAACTCGTCTTATGCGTTGGATATTTATTTTCCCAATCATTATCCAATTCATAATCCATAAGCGACAAGTATACATCACTATCCCAACCAGTGCTTGCAATCCAAGCTGTTAAAGACCCCTTACCTCTAGCATAAAGGTCGGTCATATATTTAACCTGTTTATCTCTATTTACAAAAGTAACAGGTAAAATAGCACACTCCATATAAAGCTTTTTGTCCTTAATAATATTGGCGTTAATACATTTATTCAATTCCATAATAAACATATTTATCCAATCATATACATTTCCTGCAACCAACTCCAAATTCAGTGTTGCAACAGCATAGTTTCCTGTACTATTACCGTCAAGGACACTACTAGCAATACCCAAATCGGCAGGCACTTTCGATTTATTGGCATTTTCATTCTTTTCATCAAAAATAGAAGTGTCAACTTTTATGTCATTTAATTTTGTACCTGCGGCAAGCGAGAAAAATGACTTGCCATATTTATTTTGTCTTGTAGTAATAGCTTCTTTAACTACCTTATGTTGGTTTTTCTGCTGACTTTCCGTCAAAGTACAACGTCCGTCTTTTGCTTCAGGAAATGTTTGATAAATAATTTGATTGTTCAACTGATCTAATACATTCCGCTTTGTAGAAGTGAAATAATCTGCGTATAATACATCGTCCAACGCACAAATCATTAATGGCACACCATAAGGATTAATAGCCTTACAGTTAATTTTTGTCACCATTGTATTATCATTATTTAAAACTTTCCATGGCTTAATATTATTGTGAGTTGAATATTTACTATACGCTTCTCGAATTTCTCTTGGAAAAGCCTGTAGTTTTCTTCTTTTGTCATCTTCTACCATACCGTCAAAATATCTTAAATCAAAAGCAACAATAGGTGAACCATTCTTTCTGCCAACTATACGGCAATAGTCAACAGGCAGATTAATAACGGCACATTTAACTCCCAGTTCATTGATCTCTACAATGTTTAAAGTATCAATATCATCAAGATACTTGTCAGCGAATACGGACTTTGTAATTTCAAAGTATTTAAAGTCCATTCCCTCAATCATATCGTTAAACAAATTATCTCGAATAACTTCCTTATATCTTATTGTGTCAAGAGTTTGTTGCATTAACTGTCTTGCATTTTCAAATTTCTTCTTGCGTTTAGTCTTTGACTTTGAATAAACCACCTTATCCAAGGTGAACATGGTTTTAAGATAGTTGATAGAAGTCATAACAGAGCCATTTTCATAATACGCCCACCGACAAATTTTGCGAATATTTTTTATATGTATTTGCGGATTATGAGCAAATTTCTTAATATCCTCAATATTGATAGGTAGATCTTCAATACAATCTTCCCAAAAAGATGTCATTTCATAAAAAGCATTTGACTCATAGGAACACTCTTGCGTATTTGACATGGAGTTAGTTTCTGAAACACTTTCTATTTTATCTTGATTGTTTTCAATAACATTCTCAGTATTATCTGCAATATTCTCAGGCATAGCCTCACCTCACTTTCATTTGTATTTACATTAGTTGAATAAACAACAATAATCGTATTCATCGTTATCAGACAACAAGTCCTTTTCAAGCAAGCAGGCAAAATGATTTCCATAACTTACACTCGTATAACGGTCTTTACGATTATTGCCTTGCTCTGAGATAACAATAGCACCCGTCTGTTCTTTTTTCGTATAAGTCAATTCAATACATTCCGTTACCAACTCTTGTGTTTGTAAATATGGGTTTTCATAAAATATCTGAGTATCTGCACTTGTAGCATTATTATACTCTGGTATCTTTTCAATCAAAGACTCTTGTGCTTCTTGCAATGGTATTAAAAAATCAATCATCTGGTTTTCAAGAACACTTTTGAACTCCATAGCTATTTCGCTATTTAGCCTTTCAGAAGCGTTTATAATAAACACAATAGGTCTTGCTCCCTCAATCTTAATACGATTGCTAGCACCCTCATCATTCATACAAGTCCATGGCTCATATTCAACATCTCGTTCTTCGTCATATAAAACTCTAGCTAATCTATCATATATCAAAATACCACCATTTCTAGCGTCAAGAACACAATAGTCGGCATCAAAATCGGCATAAAGCTGCTTAATCTTGATTGCTTGCATATCTCCCTCGCCACCTTGAATGGACTCCATACCACAGACTATTCGCCTATAACCACGTTTCATATTTTTCGAGTCCTCAACATTGCCAACTTGATATGTGGTAGTTTCAGGTAAAAGCCGTATACAAGAAAAGATAGAATTATCGTTTTTCTTGTTAGTAACGAACGCCATATCACAAGCAACTATACGAATTTCTCCTTGTTGTTTTGGAATAGCATAAGGATTTCTTCTATGTGCCAATACGTCAATGTTCTTGCGAGGATAAAAAGGCTTTTTGCAACGCATATTAGCAGAAAACATTGAATAACTGAAAAAAGCCGAAGTATTTTCTTTAACTCTTTCATTGAGATATTCCAATCTCCAAGTTAAACTATCTTGTTTTTTCTTTTCATTCTGCATTTGTTTCATAGTACGAATATTATGCTTGAGTGTAATGGACTCGTCAAATGCCAACAAGCAAGTATCAATATCGCCAGCCTGATAACTTTTAAGCATATTGCTCTCAGCCATATCTACAATATCCCACATCCAGTGTCCGTTATCAAGCCAACTTGAAGATATGTAAATATTAATTGGTTCTTCTTTTAATTCAGAAATATTTTCATAATAAGAATCAAGCAAATACTGTGTCTGCCTTATGGTCTGAAATGGTGATAATATACTATCGTCAATTTCCTTTTTGATTTGTCTATATTCTTCCCTTATAAGAGCAGAACTTCTGTTACCACGTCCACTTTCACCTGCCGTTACAACCGTTATCGTACTGCCATTTTTGAAATATACGATAACTTCATTTTGGTTATCTTTAATGCCCTTAATTTCTTCTCGCAATTTTGGCGACCACGCCATTAACTCGTTTCTGATTTTAGACGTGACAATCAGTTTGGCTTGTCCCTTTGTTGCGGAAGCAATAACAACTTTACTATTGGGATATAAGATACATCTACAGCAAGAATATAGTGCAATAATAAAAGACTTTGCAGCAGCTCTACAAGCAACAATAACTATAAAATTACATATTCCCATTAAATATAAAATAATGGCTTGATACCAATGTAATTTCAAGCCCAAATAATCAGTTGCAAACCTGTGCAAATTTCTTCTAAAAAATGTACACCACCTATATGTATGATCCACATTTGTCGGATTGCTTAGAAAATGAGTTGAAGGAAACTTAGTGTGCAACACAGCTTGCTTGTCATCAGCATACTTATTTCTCCTAGCCATTTTCACCATCGTCCTTCACGCAATAAGTTTTATCACGTTCATTAGTTCCCAAAACTAAATTTTTAATAGGTCTTAAAATAAACCTCTTGATATAATCACCAAGTCCATCAAAATCTTTGTAAAGTTCTTTATCCCTATAATATTCTTCAGGAGTATATTGACTAATAGTTGCCAATGTGACACCTAAAGTTTCTTCCGCACTGTTATCTATCTCTTGTACTGTTTTTAAGCCTGCCTGTTTAAAAGTGTCACGATACAATTTTGTAAACTTTTCATAATCATCATACCGTTTTTCCTTAATAGCTTTTTTCTGTAACAATTTTGTTGTACACAGGTCTTTTATAAAAATCTCTTGGTTATTATCGGCATTTGGATTTTGTGACTTTAACATTTTATAATGTTCTTCCAAAATCGGATAATCCTCAGAGCCAAATACACCAAGCCCCCAACGTTCAACTGCAACCTTTGTTGGAGAAGATTTACCCTCTGACTTTAATTGCTCCAAATCTTCCTCGTTATTAATAGCAATGCCATTGACCTCAGACAAATATGTATCATATGTTTTACCTGCATATTGTTGTAAATTACAATGTCTGATATAATTTCTGATACGGCTTTGGTTTAGATCTTTTTTCTTGCAACTATTAAGTAGGCTTTCCTGAATGTAGATATCGTAATGTAAACATATGCGCTTAATAGCTTCATTTGGATCACCCAATAATAACGTATATTGTTCTACAAGGTTATCTAAACAATGATTACAAGTTGGTAAGAAATTATTATTGCCATTGTACAAAGGTGATTGGCTATATGCAAAATTGTTCTTTTGTGTGGCATATCTTTTGCCGCAGGTCACACATTGATAAGGCTTTTTTATTAACATTTCTTGTTCTTCATCACAAGAAATGGTTTTTATTACTTTTGGTTGCTCAATATATTTAGTGGTTTTAATACCAGATTTATTTTGTGTTGATATACTACCTTTTTTCCTTGGCATAACCAAAACCACCTCCTTTTTGTTTGTTTAATTTTCAAGCCAATATAAAAGCACCCCAATTTTCAATCAGAGTGTTTGATTGCTCAAAAATCAAATTTATCCTTATTCTGACTTATTTTCTTCTTGTCAACCCTGATATAAAATTTTCTTGTCACGTCAGTTCCACTATGGTTGAGCAATGCCGAAACATCTTCTAGTGACATACCTGCGTTTTTATATAGCGTAGCTCCCGAATGGCGAAAATCATGAGCGTGTAACGTTGGAACATTAATCATTTCACCAATAATATGACACCAAGAATTTAATGTACCATTAGTTACCTTATCGAACTTTCCGTCTGTATAAGAAACAAAAACATAGCCATTGTCAATAATATTATTTATCTTGCGGTACTCAAGTAAACCTAACAGCAGTTCTTTAACTTCTTCCGAAAAATAGAGAGTTACAACGTAGCCTTCTTTTTCAACTACATCATTGACAACCCTATTGTCAAAATCAATTTGTTCCCACTTAGTATTCGCAACCGCATTAACCCTAGCCATTGTAGACAATGAAAATAGAGCATAACACTGATATTGTAAAGCCCTATGTTTCTTATGATGTGTGTCAGCGTTTTCTACTAAGTTTTGTAAGACAATTCTTAATTCCTGCACCTGTTCAACAGTTAAAAACGTCTGAGTAATAACATCTGTATCTTTCTTAGGTCTATCCATAAATTCCATTGGGTTTTCTGTAATTAACTTCTTCTTACGCAGAAATTTATAAAAAGCTGAAATTGAAGCCATACGCCTTTTCATACGTCTTGAATTATTACCCTCAGTTTTACAAAAATATAAAAATTCAGTTATATCATCTTCCGTCAGATCAACAATACTTTGGTTGCCCTGATTTTTATATATGTATATCCACCAAGACTCTAAATCATTTTGATAGCCTGCGATAGTCTTTTCGGAGAGTTCTCTAAGTGACATATCAATTTTATATTTGTTCCATAGTTTCATTGTTTCTAAATTAATTTTTGAAAGTGTTTTGTCATCATGTACTTGGATGCGCTTGCTTTTCTTAGCCATTTCAACCTCTCCTTTCTTCTAATATCAAGCTTTCTTTAGAGTGTCGCTTTTAGCACTTGTTCTTCAAATGGGATTTCTTTAAAGTGTTGCCCTCACACTTAATCTTCTTTATTTCGCCCATAAGGGCTTGAATTTTGTTTTTGGAGTAATACAAAATTCTCAAAACCATAACTCAAAATACCCCTCACTGGGACACATTGTTAAGAGGTGCGTGAGGTTGAATTACTTTGTAATTAAAACTAAGGATAGTCAACAAAACTTTGTCAACTATCCGTGCAAAAATCTCGTCAGATTTTTTCATTTAAAAGACTCAACGTGGTACGCATTTTAAAGAGGCGTATTGAGTTCTGTTTTGGCTGTCAGAGTGAGACTCGAACTCACAACCTCCGCATTAACAGTGCATTGCTCTACCGATTGAGCTATCCGACAATATGCAGGATAACGCTTGCTATCCTGCAAAATATAATAAAAGGAGTTGTATTTAACTACAAATTATTCATTAATTGTAAAACCAAAATAAAGCTTTGGAACATAATCTTCTTCAGTAAAATCCTTGCCGACAAAATCTCGCTGAACGAAAACAATACTCTCATCACCAACAATTATTGGCTTATCGTCACGTCTTGCTCTTTCACAGAACAACTCGTTTTCAAAAGTTGAAACAACAAATTCGCCACCATATCCGTTCCACTCAGGCGGATCAATAGAAATAGAATTAATTTTAGTTTTATCGTCAAATGATAAAAACTTCTTAATAATCTTGCAGGCTAACTTGTAATCACATAAAACACTAAAGCCCTCATTTTCGAGATAAACATCAATAATATCCTGCATAAAGGTATCAAAATCATTATAACTCTTTTTAATCATCATAGTATTCACCTACTTTACTTTTATATCATAGTTGGCAATCTTACCAAATTCATTATCAAATATAAACAGACTTGCACCTGTGTCAGAAGTCTTGCCTAAGGACATAGCATAGTCATCAGTACCTACCATAGAGCGTATTGTAAGCACTTCTGAATGTTTCGCATTTTCCTTTGAGGTCTGGTGATGCACATGACCTGCCAAAACGTAATCAATGTTTGTATTGTACGCTCTTGAAAAAGAACTTGTGCAGTTCTGTAAATCCTTTACTTCACCATGACAACCAAGCACGTTATAACCCTCAACATCGCTAAAACAAAAGCCTGTTTCATTCTCAATTATGTTTACATTTCGATTATATTTAAGCCTTTCCCTGATAAAAGCAATAATCACCTTTGCCATGTTTTCATCAGGAAAACTATTCTTAGGCTGTCCGAGAAGTCTAAGTTGTGAATGATTACTGTCCTTAACCATTTGGAAATTCACTTTTATATATTGAGAAAGATCATTGAGCCAATTAGCAAGAAATTCAGCATACTTTATTGCCGAATCTATGACACCATATCTAAGGTGCATAAGCTGAGAATTTAATCTGAGAAGTCCTGATATACTGTCGCCAAGTTCCCAAACATTAATTTCTGCCAAGTCCTCTTTAGCAATGATGTCAACAACTTTTTCGAGCATACTCCACATTCTGCGTTCAAATATCTCTGGAGAATATTCGTTTATTACATTGCCAAATAGATCTTTTATGCAAAACTCTATACCAAAGTGACAATCAGTAAATGCCAATATCGCAGATTTGCTATTATTTACTCCCGACAAATAATCAGGAACTATAATAGGGTCTATATCAGAAATTGCATTGACTATTTTTTCAGTTATCAATTCATCTCGTGCATTTTCTCTAAGCCACCTATTATTCTCCAACTTCTCTGTTTGAAGTTTGTATCGCTCTTTCTTTAATTCACGAATTTGATCTTGAATTTCATTAAAGGTATTTTCTGTATCTGCGAAAATTTTTTGATTTGCATTGAACATTTTCTCAAAGCATTGGAATTTTTTACGATAAGTTGACTCGCCAAAATCAGCGTTAAGTAAATTATTTAAAATATCCCTAACGTCATTCCAAGTGCCTATTTTTTCTTTGTCTTTACAAATCCTAAATATAAGTTCGTCATCAGACTCACCTTCAAATCTTTTGTATGTAGAAATTTTAAATTCCTCCCACTATGCAATTTCATCTGTCTGGTTTACAGACAGTTTTACTTCCTGACCGTTGAAATCTGACATAAGTTCCGCAAGGGCAATTTCACCCTCAATATCTTCAACGCTAAATGTTATTTTTCCATTCTCTATGTTTACAATGCCCTGTACCGACAGAACGTTCTTTTTTGTTATTTTAGCCATTTATTCTAATCCTCCAATTCGTCAGCCCAAGTTGACACCCAACCTCTATGGTTAGTATGTAACTCGCAAATCTGACAATGTTCTTTTCCTGAAAAATGATTTAGATATTTCTCAAATCCACTTGCCTTATGATTAGGTAAATCAATTTGTCCTGTATGTCCTATGCAAATTGTCTTGCAGTTTTCACCTATTCTTGTTAAAGTCTTTTTAAGATTGTCAAAAGTTGCGTTCTGAGACTCGTCAATTATAATAACTGCGTCCTTGAAGTTTACACCTCTGAGATAAACGTCCGTAAGAGGTTTAATATAACCTTCTTCATACTTCTCAGAAACAAGACTATTGGTACATACAGCCGTAAATGGATTTATACCAAGTATCTGTAGTGCATTATAGAGTGGTTCATAGTAAACCTCACTCTTTGAAGTTACATCACCGGGTAGAAATCCCAACCTTCCTTCTGCACAGGGCGAAACAATATAAATAATCTTTGAGAACATTTGGTACTGCACAAGTAAATTTGCTATACCAACGGCAATAGTAGTTTTGCCACTTCCACTTTTGGAATTACAGAAAATAATATCATTGTCCTTGTTCCAAATTGCATTAGCAAATTCTTCTTGTTCTTTATCTAATTGTAGACTATAAAACAGATCACCGTCAATTTTTTCAGGTGGGTTATCATACGAAGTTATTGTATTATTATTTTTCTTGCCCATGATAACACCGCCTAATTAATTTCATCAAACGATGTGACGATCTTATCGACCACCTTGTATTTTATAAGTTCATCACGAGATAAATACCAATCTTTATTTCTATTTTTGTTAAAAGTCTTTTCGTCAATGTCCGTCCTTGCGAGGATATATGACTTCATACCCTCAAGCTGTTTCTTATAATTTTTCTGAGCTTCCTCAATTTCAGCAGCACTACCCTGAAAAGCAGCAGAGCCTTGATGAACGAGCATTTGGCAATGTTCAAACGCATATCTACGCTTGCCAGCAAGAAAAATAAGAAAGCCTGCACTCATAGCAACACCCATTCCAACTGTAACGATAGGAATATGACTACTCTGTATCAGGTCACAAAAATAATTTGCCTGTTCTATGTCTCCGCCATAACTATGAATGAAAATAAATATTGGCTTTGGATTTTCAATTTCTCTTTCTTCCATGTTCATCTGAATAATAACCTTGCTTAATTCAATAAGATTATAAAACTCGTCTACCTCGTAATCAATGAAAAATGTTCTGTTTTCTCTTGATTTCCAATAGTTGTACTCTTCAGGCGTAGGGTACTTTCTCTTATCCAAACTATCCACAATGGAAATTGGAAGTTCTTCTGTTACTGTCATAAAAAATAAATTCCTTTTCTAAATAAGTTAGTGGGATATACCCACCCTTACAGACGTACTGTAAGATATTTTTTAATCAGCTCTGTACTTGGCAAGCAGATTAACAACCGCAGATGTTTCCTCTGCGTATCTCTTACCACGATTAGAGCCATTGTTTTTCAAACGGCACGTTTTGAAAATCTTAACGTTCTTAATGTTCTGACGAAGATGATCCGCCTCGTCCTTTGTGACGAAAATCATGTGTAAAATAACCACCTTTTCAATTTTAATTTTGTACACAATGCCTATTGAATATTGACTTTGTGCGTGATATAATATATTATGGATAAGTATGTTTATTTGCTTAAAAAAGAAAAAATTACTCTTTAGATTTGTAAATTAGCAAAATACTCTTTCCATATGGGTAGCGATTTTTAAGCATTTTAGACAAAAAATACCTCGCAAACAACGTATTTGCGAGGTATTTGGCTATTTTCTATTTAAAATTGATTTACGGAATTTTTTGTTTTACGTTCTCTATCATATTTTTTTATATACTCTTTCTGACATTCATCACATCTTTTCTTATTGTTTGCTTTACTATCTACCGCAAACTCCTTACCGCAATCACAACAGATCAAAGTTTTTGTTTTAATTTTTTGATAGCCCTTGCACTTATCGCAATATTTTTCATTGGCACTATGTTTATAAAATCTTTTATGGCATTTTTCGCATTGTATAAAATTACTACCAATATTTCTTTTTATGTTATTGTACACCTCGTCACCAAATAAGAGCCAAAATGTTTTCTTTAAAGCAGTACGCCTATTGTGGAACAAATCAATGATAATGTTATCAATAATTACGTTTTGGGAATATGGTAAACTGAATAATTTGCTTTTTGCGTCATCAAACACCGCAAGATAATTATTCATTTTGCTATCGTCTGTATGTTTAAAGTTTAACGTACTTGATATTTCTTTATATTTATCTGCAATGTTTTGATTAAATTCTATATCTGGATCATTCATCAAAACCTTATAATCAAATTTGCCGATATTTGAGTTTGTAAAATTAAAGTTGATTTTTCTTTTGGGACAAAGCATTTTAACTCTATCAACAGTGCATAAAGACAATGGTTTTACCTGTTCTTTCTTTTTGCCCTTGGCATACATAAAAAAATAAGGTATTTTATTTTTAGTGTATTGCTTGATAATTTTGTCAACCTTTTCAGGTCTTTGTGGTTTGTACAACGTTTTAGCATAGTCTATAGTATAATTTACTTCTGCCACTAACCATTTAACAGCTTGCATTTTTTCATTATTCATTTTGCCACTATTCCATATTTTTGTAATATTGTTACTCGGTGTACCAATATTGCCTCCATTATATGCTAGTAACAAGCCTTTAAATAAAGAACTCACTGATATTTCTTCTGCCGCTGCCTTACGCATATTGTAAAATAAAGGAACAATACCATTCATATTTCTTTCTGCTATGCTAACCAACGTTGAATTATTTGTCACAAGCAATTTATCTCCATCAAAATCGCATTGTACTATTCTTGAAATAAGGTCATGAGAACTTATGTAAATAGCATTGGTATCAAACCAATCAAATTGTGTTTTATTTATTCTTATTGGGTGTTCTATATACAAGTGGGGACTTCTAAGACAATCTAATTTTTCATTGTCATTGTACAACTTACAACATACTTCACCATTCTGTAAAAGACCCATTGGATTTTTTATCCCCAAAAACAGCCATTCACAAAACGCATACAAATCTGGTATGACAAAGCTATATTTACCACCCATATCAAAACGTGCAGACCATAATTCTTTCTCTTTTTTCTTTTTTATATCTTTTAACATACTCCTGCAATATAAGTCAGAAAGCAATTCAGGATAAATTTCAAGACACTTTTGAAAACCAGTTTTATAATAATTAGATTTATCAGCTCCAAAAACTTTGAGCATTGTTGGCACATCAGAGGCAATTTTATCTATTTCTTCTATATTGTTTTTTGCCAATTCTTTTATTTCACTATCCGTCATATCAGCTAGAGTTTGTATCATCTGATAATTTATAACTGAGTCTGATATTACGTTTTCTTCACGATTACATATACCTGCGGTACAACTATATTTCTTAAAATTGTTTTTATACTCTTCCCAACTGTCAAAATATTTCCACATTTTTAACTGACTCTTAGTGAAAATTATCTGAATATTTTCATTAATTATATTGTGAGTCGTACCATAAATATCTTTTACAATTCCTGTTGCGTTGTTATCCTTAATGAATTTTACGAAATCAAATTTAGCCAATAAACCCTTTATCCACGGTAGTCTAACCATAAAATTTCTATCAGTTAGATATGGTAAAATCATTCCACAGCCATCAGTTTGTGTAAAATCTAAATCTTTCGTTACTCTTGTAATCTCGTAGGTTTTATCGTCTATAAAATCAACCGTATCATGAATTACATTTTCAAAATCATCAACAACAATACAACGATCAATGTTAAAATCTTCCCATAGGTCTGTTGCAGAATTGCATAAAGCCAAATATGCTAAATATTTGTTAATATTCATACCGCCCAACTTGTTGATTTTCTCCACGGTTAAGCCAGCGGTCAAGGCATTCCAATATTTAAGCAACAAATCTTCTCTAACCGCAACAAGTTTTTTTGTTCTTATCTGCCCTGCTGAAGCCGAGAAAAATTTATATTTATAGCCATTCATATAAAAACCATTTTTAACAATGCTCTCAGCTACATCGTAAAAATAGACCTTAATTATAAGTATCTCGGTATTAAATTCTCTTTCCTTTAAGCCAAAATATCTTGTCAAAGAACTATCAAAAATAGAAACCCTCTTTCTAATAGACGGCTCTCCGTTTTTGTCAGCGATCTTATCCATTCTCACGTTTCGAGTTAGTCCTATGTTTTTATGTAATTCTTCTTTCAATTCAGACTTCAACCTTATAACGAGTTTGTTTAATTGCTGATAGAGCTTTTGTCTCTTTGACGAAAGATTGGTTTTATTATCAACGTACCTCTGTTTAAATCTGTTCTTAACACGCCTAGCCTTTAGTAAATACCTTTCAATCTCATTTTCTTTATCAGTGTAAAAACAAGCTGTGTCAAGTCCATACACATAATATAGTTTATTTAATGCCATTTATATCTCCTATCTTTATATCTATCATAATCTACGTTCTACCGTCAGGAACATACATTAATTGTGTTAAATTTTAAAGAGTAATCCTTTACAAGTAAAATTATACTCAAAACAATATAGCTGTAAAATCAACACAATTAATGTACAATTTTAACTAATCTTTGTTTCTCGCAGCTAAAAGCTTTTGTTTATGTTCTTCTGAGATAACTCTTTTAGTTGGGTGAGCGTTTCTAATACTAATGGCTTTGGCAGGAGCAATAAATGTAGCTCCGATAAACGTACCGTCAGTGTGCCTTGTTTCATCAATCTGCTTCCAACTTTGCTTTTTACATTTGTTGGCATACTTCTCAATACAAGTATATAAATTAGCAACCCACTCGCCATTCTCGCATGAAATGTTAATTGTAACCTCACGTTCCTCTGCGGTTACTTTACTTGTTACCGTATATATTCTCATAAATTTAACTCCTTCTCAATTTCTTTATAATTTCGTTGCCAGCTAACACAAATTTGGTAAACTGTTTTCTATCAGATAATATCTTTGCTCTCGAATACAGTTATCATAGTTTTGTTATTTTCTGTCATTTTAATCTACCTTTCCGTTTTAGTTGTTGTCATATAATTTATCGTGTATCATTTTCTTCTGCCAAAGCTCTAGTTCCTGAACACTTTTAAATCTAGGAATATTATCCTTGTTTATATGTATGTGAAAATCTCTTAACACTCTAAGACACAATCTAACTTGCTGTTCTGTAGGCGGTTGTTTACGAATTGTCTCGTTATTGTTTATTCTTTTAGCTTCTGCGAGTACGCCATTGGCATACTCACTGTCTGTAAGTCTTGTTAGTTTAGGCATTGTTAATTACCTCCAGTCCTGATTTTATTTGTATGTATCGGTCAACAATTTCCTCGAAAATATCTCTAAGAGCTGTATCGCTATCAATAACATCTATCATTGCTACGTTTTTATAATCTGTTTGCAATAACAAATAATTTTCTTTGTAGGAGTCGAGGTCAATATCATAGCCTGATTTCATCATGTTGTAAATATCACCATAAATAGATTTTCTATCATCATCATTTGTATAACCTAAGATCTTTGCAAGCGAAACAATTTTCTGAGACATCTTGTTTTTCCAAGAAGAATAGTGTACAGGTGGAACAATAAGCATTATTTTCTGCCACATACGAGAAAGCTTGTCTTGCATTGTGGTGTTCTGTGCAGAAATGATTTGCAACTGACGTGTAAGCTGTTCATTAACTTTATTAAGCTGACCCACTTCATTGGCAGCATTAACAATCATAGAATATTCTTCTCTTGATAATGTTACGGTATTTAAACTATTGGAGATAAGCCTATCCATAATCTCCCAACACCAATCCATGAACTTATCTGCTAATGGTTGCCTAGACCAACGGCAAATCTCCATAATGCCTTTGCGGTTGTAAAGTATTCTTTCACGTTCAACATACCTATCCCCTCAAGTACCCCTAAAGTGAGGGTGGTTGAAAATTTATCTATACGTTCTCTGTGCTTCCTATGAATGTTGTCAATAGCCTTGGTAGGGTTACTATAACCCAATGCTCTACCAATCTGTTCTCTTGTGACAAGATACTCATTGTTGGCGTTACCCCAAAAGTCACAAGTTGCGATTTCATTAAATATGTCTGTTTCTACAAGTTTCAAATTGTTCATTTTGTTGTCTCCTTTATTTTATCTTACATATAATCTTCTTTGTATGTATCGTCAGTTTCAGCCAGCATAGTCCAATACTCACTGCGAAACCTTAAATATTCTTCATTGTCGTCTAAAGGCTTGTCCTGAGCCTCGTATATATAATCTTCAGGGAATAGTTGTTGTAAAGAAGCTGTTTTGCGATTTCTACTCATTGTTCTCACCAGCCTTTATAACTTTCTTACCATCTATCATGTTTATCAATCCTTTCTAATTTTCTTGTTCTTGTGTATTATTGGCAGAAATTCATCTACCTTATAGGTGTACTTTAGTCTGTCAACAGCTTCTTGAATATGTTGTTGTATGTTCAGATCTGAACTAAGCACATAAACGTTAGGAGCATTATAGACCTTGCCATTCTTTTTATAAGAGCCTGTAATATGCTTGACTATTAGCCCATTATCACATAATACCTTTAAATAGTTGTCTAACTGTCTGACCGACATATGTAATTCTTCTGCCATTATCGTTTCTTTCTTGTAACAACCACAAACACTCTCTGTTATAATTTCTGTATTCTGAAAGTTCCATGACTTTATGTATAAGTAAACACGAAGAAGTATTGACTTAGATAGCCTATTTGGAATAGACATTAGCTTATCCCATTCTGTGTCATACAATATTACAAAGTTGTCTGGAGGATCAAATACCGCTTTGTTGACCTTAAATCTTAAATGAGCGTTTGCATTGACATTATTTAATGATTTATAGTCACATTGGTTATCCCAAGTCAAATCTGACCTGGCAATAAAAATATTGAAAAGTGCTTTTATCCTATGAGTGTTTTCTCTGTTACCTTTACTATAAATGGAACAATGACACAATTCCAAAATTTCATTTATAGATGTACCTACCGTCCTTGTTCTAGTTTCATATAGGTAACTAAGACAGCGATACAATAAAATTTCAAAGTTGTCTGCTGAGTCAGCGTATATATATTTCTTGGGCATTTTTACAAAATAATTGTCAGTTATGATTTGTCACCACCTTTTATTGTTAGTCCACCATTTTTGCAATCTGTATACCAAAAGTGTAGGTCAAAATGCAAAAAAGTGTGCAATCTGTATACCAAAAGTGTAGGTCAAAGTGTAGAGTAGAATAATATTAGATATCTTTAGTAATAAGAGAATCCTTACTGTGGCGTAAACGCCCAGAAAAATTTATTGTTTACTACAATTAACTGACATTAAATATCACTTCCTATAACTTACAATTTTATAAACAATATTTACTTCTTGAATTTGATTTTAAAATATGATATCATTTCAAGTGTACTCGTTTAATGGTGAAAGGGTATACTAATAGAGCTGAGAGATAAATTGAAGTGAAATCATATTTTAAAAATTGCAATTTGAAATTGCAAGCAAATCAAGTAAGCAACTCTCAAACGTACTCGTTTAATAGTACATTTACAATTATAATGTACAATTAAATGGTTGTCAATATACTTATGCAAATTTATATGTAAACTTTTAGTGTATTGGTTATATTTATAATTATAATTTTGATTGTAATTATAAATTGTAAGTTTATGTGAGATTGTACAATTAATAGGAATTATGATACTGTGTTATTATGACAATGAAGCTTTGTAATGATGAGATATTGATTTGTTGTGTTGCGCACAGCTAGTCAGTTATATTCTCGCTACGCTCGTATATAACTTCCCTGCTTGATTATCGTTCCCTACGGTCACGCTAATCTTCACAGATATTTTTTCAGTTAAACATTAATGTTTGTATGGATTGTCTGGCAACTGTTTAAATATTTTGTTTTCGTCTGAACATTTTGTTTCTGAGTATTCGGTAAAATTACGATAGCTTATTCGCTGTTTTTGCTTGTAAATCAAGGTATAAAAACGTTTTTTCCGTTTTTACGATAGACTATTTGATGAGTTTTATAAATGATATTTTGATGGTTTTTTATTGTTTTGAAATGTTTCGGTGATAGTGTATTGTTTTGAAGTGCAGTTTAATGAGTTTACAGTGAATTAAATTTGAATTTTAAACGAGTAATTGTTTAAGTGTAAAACTTGATTTATAGCCATTTTAGGGCAAAAAAAATAAGACCTATTATAGTCTTTAATGGAGTGTATTTTTTGGGAATGATAGGTTGGTTTTTTATGGTGTATAAACAATGTTTGTGAATTAGTTTTGGTGTATTTCGGTGTATTTGGATATATTTTAAGATTTGGAAAAGTTTAAAAAATAGCGTAGATACGAGGTTTACTCGAACGTGTTACCGAATGAAAATTGAGTGTTTTGATGGGGTAGTGAGAGAGTGTGCAGAAATTTTAAAAAATGCTATTTTGATTTTGGATTTGGTTTTGGGACGTGTGGATAGAGTGGAACTACTAAGGGGATAATCTCGTTTCCATATGTTCCCATAAATGTAAAGTCACCCCCTCCAAGGCTATTTAATTAAGTATATTAACATATCCATAAAACCGCATATTTGCGTGGTTTATATGCCTTTTTGCCAAAATCACATATATAAATAATTATATCATAATTCATAGAATGTTAATATAATTTTTGCTGACTTCATGTAAGCTCAACCGACTTTATAATACTTGATTTTTATCAATTATTGATTAAGTCAACAAATGACTTATTTGTATATTTGTTTATTATTAATATTTGATTTTTAACAAATATATTTATCGGTGGTTGCTATTCGATATACCGAACGCCCTTAATCATCATCTTTAAAATTTGAACATTCTATATTAAAATTTTAACCTATCAATTCCCTATTTCACCCCTTATTTACCATCAAAGTGGTAAACGCACACTAAAATACACCTAAAATTTAATACTCAATCCCTATTTTAAACTAGCGATTTGTACAAAATTAGCCTTTAAAGTTATGCAAATTGACTAATTGTCATTAATTAGCATTAGTAAAGGATCATTCAAAGGTCCTTATAAGTCCAAAAAATCGTACAGTTATTTCACGCTATTCAACGTTTACAACAGTACAAATATTTGTACACATACATATATACATACAAACACAATACACTACAATACCACTATATATTGTATGCTCTAAAATTCATTTTAACGGCTATCAAGTATAACTATACCACCCATATATACAACAGTATATAACGCTTGCTAGTAGCCTTATAACTCAAGATATAAGCATACTGTATATTGTGTATTACAAGTAATAAATACTGTATTAACAACTATATATTGTGGCTCAATTAGTTATGATTTTCAATATATTCAAATATAGCCTTTCTGCATAAATCTGACAAATTTTTAACTTTATGTTTATGGTTCAAAACATATTCATCAATTATCTTAAATTCTTCTTCTGATATTCTGAACCTTTTTGTTAATTCCTTACAATCAACAACTCTTTTGTTAATTATCTGTTCATTTTCTGTATTCATTTTTATAATAATCTCCTTTAGAATTTGTGCAAGTTGCACATTTTAATTAAGCATAATTTGTAGAAAACCACAATGAAAAATATAAAATATAGCTACAATGTTCATAAAATAAACAAGAAGTGTAGCTACAAATATGGTATACTATAAATACAGTAAAGGAAAGGAATAAACCAAAAACCAAAAAGCAAAACCCTTTACCAGATACAAGTAAGTTTACCGCTGACACTAAAAAGCGGAAAATCTAAAATGAAAAGAGTTGATCCCTGCACAACAAAAATCTGGTTGACTTTTGCAAGGTCTGTGACAGCTAGTAATTGAAATTGATTTATAATCAATAATGAAATTTTTGTAACTTGAAAATTAAATATTTCACCGTGCGAACCGGCTAAAACCGAATTGAACAACGTCAAATGTAGGCGGTGAAAATTTTGAAAACGATAGGCTCAAAATATTTTCAATCCAGTTTTCCGAATTTCTGGGATACCAAAAAAGGGCATCTGCTAACAGTTTACCTAAACTTTTAGCGGTTATATATGTAACCGCTAATACGATTGAATCCAGTGCAATGATCTGAATTTAATCAACTATATTTTTAAGATAACACAAAAAAATCAAAAAGTCAAGAGGTGATAAAAAATGTTTATTGCAAGCAATGTAAATTTTGATAACACTTTAAGCGTTAAAAAATTTGCTGAAACGCAAGAGGCTAAAAACATTTTAAACGATAATTTCCACGGAAACGAAAAACAATTGTATAAGATCGGTGATCTTGTTGACGGAAACGGACACGGCTTTAACACTGGAAAAATCATTGATCTTTACAAAAATAACGGTTTTTACTGCTATGTGATTGAGTATAAGATCAAGCCAAAATCAAGGAAAACATTTAAAATGACTTTGCGACAGAAAGATATAAAAAAAGATATGAGATCTTAAACAGTGTAGAACAAAAAAAAGAGAGACAACTAAAAAAACAAAAAACAAAAACAAGCCAAAAAAATGGAGGTAAATTTTATGTATAAGACATCAAAAAAAATCACAAACAACGACGCTAAAAATATAATCAGCGGTCAAGATCTTATTCTTGTTGATGATAGTAGCATCAATGCCTATACCGACAGCACTAACTATTATAACGCTGGTGTTTACGGCTGGAACTATTCAATCGGCTATAGCACACGCCTTGACAAATACGTTATTTGCGGCTATAGAATCCCTCAAAGCGTTTTAAACGCTGCCAAAAGTGTTATAAAAATGAGCCAAAAAGAAGCGTATTTACACGTTTAAGGGGGTGATTTCATGACTATATCAACACATAAAAAACTTGAAGCGGCTCTGAATCACCTAAAAAAATGTGATGGTAATTGCATGAATTGCAAATACTGTGATACACATTGCGATAGCAATGGCAATAACATATTTTTTGCGCCTTATTGCTCTTATGGTATTCTAGGCGACTATTTTAATCCCGTGTCAGATAGCTTCAGAGAAATGAGATCCAAAACTATTGAAGCGATCGAATTTGAGCTAAATTAATTTCAAGTGTTCTAAAGGGCGTCACTATAAAAGCCCTATTCCATAGCTTAAAATAAAGCTAAAAACTATCAAAAGGAGTGTATCAAAAATGAGTACAAGCATTAAGCACTATATCACCAATGAGGACATCATCAATATCAACGATCTTGTATCTGAACTTGCGGTGATCTTGCGGAAATTTGAGATTGACTTAAACCCATATCAAACGGACGTATATTTTTACTATGATCCAGATACAAAAATAGGACGCCTTGAAACGTTTATAAACGTGGGCGGTCATTCATGGATTAATGACGATCACGTTACTATCTACAGTGACGAACCGCACTATATGAACGTTTACGATTACTTTGATTCAGTTCTGGAGTTTGCGAATGCTCTTGAAATTTCTAAAAATGATCTTATAGAAGCAACTAGAAGATTTAAAAATCTTGATACCGATGATTCTATTGAGCGTATAGAAGTTATCGACTATATCAAGAGTGATGATAAACTTGTAAACAAGTTAACCGATTTTTATGTCAGCTATTATGTAGATGATTACAACGTGGAATTTTTAAGCAAGGCTCAAGAAATATTAAGCGGTATTGAGATTGAACCATTTTAAAGGGGTTTAACCCCTTATATCCACGAAACTGCATGAGGTGGAGCGGATACCATAACCATTATTTACACGTTATAACAACTTTAAGACTTTGAGGAGGTCAATTATTATGGCAAAAGCACAAACAATATTCGGCACACATTTTTGTGGAAATGAGATTTCAGACTATGGCAAGCAAAATGGTTTTGTTGACTATGCAACGCTCGCAAAGTCATTTGATGCTGTTATGTGTAATGACATCTTATCGACAACGGCTGAGATCGGCTACTGGGATATGGTTAGCGGTTCTGATGTAACTTATGAAGATTCAGACGGCAACATTCTTGATTATGAGGAGTACACCGATAAACTAGAGGAACTACAAGAACGTTTAGAGAATGCGGAAGCAGAAAATAATCTTGAATTAATTTCAGAATTGGAGAATGAAATTAATGACCTTGAAAACAGTGAACAGTATTCAGAAATATTTCAATATTTCATCATTTCTGGACAAGGTGCTAGTATCCTTGAAGAATATACTAACGAAATAGTATATTACAATGAGGCTTTAGATCTATATGTATGGGGCGTCACTCATTATGGCACAAGCTGGGACTATGTTCTCACTGATATACCATGTGAACGATCTGAAAAAGCATAATACACACGATCTGAGGGCGGTTACACAAGCCGCCCTATATACTCAAAATGACCGCATGAAGTCGTTGAGAGTACCATATAACACGCTTGAAAAGCGGATAAAACATTTATTTTAAACGGAGGTAAAAAATCATGAACACGAAAATTATAGCAAACACAAAGAACCTTGTAGCAGCACTTGAGCAGGTGGAAAAGATCATTGACACAAAATCATCTAACTATCTTTTGCGGAGTGCGTTCATTCAGGCTGAGGACGGAAAAATGAAAATTTCAGCAAATAATCTTGAGGTTATCGGCTGCAAGACTATAAACTGTATAGCCGATGACAAGATCATGTTTGCTCTTGAGGACGTGAAAAGAGTTATAAAGGCTCTTAAATATTTCAAAGGCTGCGATACAATTATCACGTTTGAGAGTGATAAAGCGTGCAACTTTGAGGACGGCAAAAAGTCATTTAAAGCTGGAATAACTGATGTAAATGATAATGATGCACATTCTCTTTTTGCACACCTTGGAAAAGTTTGGATTGATAATATTAATTCAAATAATTCAAACATTCTTGAGCAGCACACATACACCGTTGAGAAGCTTATGGAGCGTTATAATTCAATCAGTTATGCTATATACATAAAAGACGATCTCAAGCCTATATTAAGAGGTATTAATTTTAAGGCAAATAAAATGGTAGCTCTGGACGGCTATAGGCTAGCAGTAAGCACTGATACGGAAGATAACGGCTTGAGCTTTAAAAATGAGTTTACAACAAATAATAATACGTTCTCAATTTTAAAGCAGTTCAAAAAGAGTGAATGTGATATTATATCATTCGAGAGTATGACAGCATTTAATCTTTTGTCGGAAGATTTTATACTTTTGAGCAGGAATCTTGAAGGGCAGTATTTCAAATGGGAGGCAGCTATTCCATGTAGTTTTAGCTCTGAATTTGAATTTGAGAAAAAGAATATGCTTGAAAACTTGAAATACCTTAAAGAAATTAAAACTAATAAGACTATGGATATGTTTGCAATCAAGAATAATGGACTTGTCTCACCTTATGGAAGCGTTGATATTGAGGGCTTGAATATTTCGGAAACCAGCGGTTATAGTCTCACACGTTTTATGGAGGCTGTTAAAAATCTTGAGGATGACAGAATTAAAATGCTCCATAGTGGGGCATTGAAACCTATAATCTTCAAAAATGTTGAGGAAAATAAATATAATAGTCAGCTTATGTTACTTATGCCGGTAAGACTAAATGACGGAATGTCAACGTGGTATAAATAAAATATCTGTTTTAAGGAGGAATTAACCATGACAAGAGAAGAAATGATTAAGATTATTATAAAAATGTATAACGAGACAGTGGAAGCACTTGAGTATGCGGACAAGGAATATAACAATGATAAAAAGAACACTAAAAAGCGTGATGTTTATCGTTATATAGTTGCTCAAGAAGCGGTCTTGAATGACCTATGTTATGAGCTGGAAATTGATGACCTTATTGACGATGGTCTTGACGATGAGGAGGCTTGACTATATGAATAGTAACAAATACACAAGAGGAAAAGCAAGAACAAGAGAACTTGCAATACAATTACAAGCTGATTTGTCAGAAAGCTCAATAAGCTATGCGGAATTAGCTGAAATACAAGATAAACTTAGAAAGCTTGGCACACAATACGGACTGATAAGAGAGTTCAAAGAAAATGGATTGATTTAACATTCTGAGGGGAATTATTCCCCTCTTATATACTTGAAGCAAGGGAGATACTTGCAAAGAGTATCATTCATTTATATGTATAGCAATGGAAAAGTATATTAACGGAGGTCTTATTATGTTAAACAAAAAGATTACTAAGGTTTTGGGAAACAATGAGGTTAAATTATCGGAGAAATATGAAGCTGGCAATAATGAATTTTGTCACGATGTAGAATTTTATTCCGATGCTGGCGAAGATGTTGTTGAAACTGTTTTTTACAACGGCACTTCTGAAGACTTTATAAGAGCATTTAGAGAAATGGCGATGATTTTTGATGCTGATGAACACGCTTCAATGTGGGTTGATTTAAGAGGGAAAAGCGGAGTGCCTAACAGTATAAGAGTATTAGTCGATGATGCTGATAGCATAAAAGAATTTTTGCTAAAAGTCGCTGATGAACTTGAAAATATAAAAGACAATGAGGAGGAATAATGTTATGGGTCATCCAATTATTTTTAAAACAAAATTTGTTAATCTTTCAGACGGTAGAATCATGCATTTAAGTTTGCAGGGCTGCAATAATGATGCTGAGGGACGTAACAATGACGATTGGCAGGCGAACATCTATACTAAAACAGAGTTTATGATGTGGGCTGAACATTTCAAACGTGATAGCGAACCTTATAAAAAGTCTGGAGCATTTGAGCTAAAAATAGGTAGTCGTATTTGCAGTTTATATGACTATGGAACACATCTTTTGAGAATGTATAAGAAAGCTGTATCATTTGAGGATTTTAAACGGAATAATTATGTCACACTCCATAGGCTTGACGGAGTAACAGTTTACGAAGGTATAACAGAAAAGCAAATGACTATGCAAGAATTTAATGATTATGCTAGTAAGCATTTGCGTTTAGGTGGTATGCATTATAGGTTAAATTATACTCGACTTGATACGGAAAATGAAGTTATAGCTGCATTAGACAATGGAAGTCGTTTAAGAATTTACATTGGTAAATAATGAGGAGGATATTTAACTATGACAGTGTACGACATTATGCAGCTATTCATTGATCCTGATGTACAACACATTCAGATATGGTCGGATGACGAGGAGAAAATTGTTTATGACGGAGATTACGGAGATATTCCAGAGCATATGAACTATGCGGAAGTATCGAGCATTGATAACGTTTATGCTGATAGCAAGGGCGTTATCTGTTTGAATGTTTGGAAGGTGGATTGAGGTGAGTAACAATGAAAACTAAAACTATTATGTCAACAGGTACTAGAGAAGATTTGGTAAAGATGATTAATGCATATTATTATTCAAAGAACTATATTATCACTGAGGATAACAGAATTTATAACACTAAAACGGAGAAATTTATGGACGATTTAAGCGTAAAATTCTATCGTGGTAGGTGGTAGGTGGAAAGTTATAAGAAATATTGCTGAATAAGGAGGGATAATATCAATGAATGTACAGAAAATACCAAATGACGGGAGACATTTGTCACAAATAAACAGAGTAGTTACTTTCTTAACGTGTAAGGGCTGGAGAACGCCAAATGAAATATGGGTAGGCTTTTCGGACAATGGAATTGAAATGACAGATATGACAAAGAGAGGAGTTATTAAGAAAATAGAACGTGATAACAAGTTATTTGGAGTAGAATAAAACCATACTTTTAAGGAGGAATTTAAAATGACAGAAAAGCAGAATAACATGGTAGTACAGCACCCTGATAAGCGTCTTATGGAGCGTATTAGATCGTTGGAACGGAACGAGCGTATTAGATTACATATCGCACAAATGAAGTGTAACGGCTATACTGATAATGAATGCAAAACGTGGTTAATAAAAATAGCCATACTGTCCGATTTTATGGACGTTTTCGACAAAATTCTAGTTGACTAATGAGGAGTTTTGTGGTATAATTAATTAAACAAAGGAGAAATTTGTATGAAATATGGAATTTTCGAGTCAAGAGTAGAGTTAAGGAAGCTCCCTGAGAGATTGTTTGATATAGTTTCTTTGTGTGAAAACATAGGAAACCCTATTAAGATCTATGATAGCGAGGTGGAAGCTTTAGCAGAATTGAAGAAATATCATTCAGATATTATAAACATAACTAATTTTACAGTGTTTTCAACAAGGCGTTTTTTTAGATGTGAAGTCTATTTCGTTGCTGAATGTGAAAAGATAAACGAGGACGAGGGCGAGACTATCGAAAACCTAATTAACGGAGACGGCATTGAAACCGCACCGCTGGAGCGTGAGATTAGTTTATCTCTTGCTGAGTTCAAAGTTGACGGAAAAACTATCAAAGGCAGTAAGCTTGAGGGCAGTTATGAACCAATCTATATAGCTACAACACCCGATGACTTACAGTGTTATTTTAAAGAAGCATATCCCGATGAGGATATTGTATACAATATCAGAAATAATGAAGAAACTTATGACGAGTATGAGTTGGACGAGGAGGAATAATCAATGTTACTTGCTACAATAATTTTGCTTATTATCTATTTGTGGGTAAACCACAGCGAAAATAAGCGGAGAGAAATTAACAGAAAATACAATCCAATTGGAGCTTTTGACAAAGCTCAAAAGATTTATGATGACGCCTTTTATAAGGCTATTGATGAGGGTAGAAGTCTTACGCTTGAGGAACGAAAAGAACTGGATAAGCAATGGCATAAAACCTATAGCCAAGAGTTGGCTTATCGAGAGAAAATGTGGGCTAAAATACCTGACAATAAGAAGTAATATAATATAATAGGAGATAAAACATGAAAGTTACAGTTGAAAACGAGAAAATCAAGGTCAACAGTCCATACAACAAAGCTTTCGTCGCAGGGGCAAAGCAGATACAGGGCAAGTGGAACGCCCCTTGCTGGGTCTTCCCGGAGGAGAACAAGGAAGAAGTCAAGGCATTACTTGTTAAATGTTACGGTGAGTGTGGAGAGCTTGGTGCGGTCAGCACTGTCACAGTAGATCTTGACCTCGACAGCTATACAGAGGGCTACGAGGACGGAGAAATCAGAGTTGGCTCAATCGTTGTTCTGAAAAGACTTTATCGTGACAGAGAAGTTATTTTCTCTGACAATGCAATGCTTATAAACGGTGGCTTTGCCACTTCGGGCGGCTCTGCCAAAAATCCCAGAATATCAGCTGATGAGGGTACAATCGTTCGTGTCAAGGGTGTGCCTGAAACGATTTATAGCAAAATCAAAGACCACGAGGGCGTTAAACTCGTATCTGATATAGACGTGGAAAGCTTAAAAGTGGAGCGTGAAAAGCTTCTTAAAAGACTTGCAGAAATAGACAGTTTACTTGCAATATGAAAGCGATTGTGTGTATAAAACTAATATAATAAATATAAATACTCCTATTAATCACATTGATTGATAGGAGTATTTCTTTATGTAGGAATAAATATAGGAGGAATAAATATGAAAAATGAAAATACGAATACATTACTTTTTGTGAAAATGCTAGACAACGATCGTAAAGAAGAGCTACGGAAGATAGAGGAAGAACAAGATTATAATATGCGGAAGGCATATTTAAAAGCAAAACGCCGTCAAAGGCTCAGAGAAGAACGCCAGAGAAAAGTTAGAATGATAGTGAAGAACGTTGTCTATGGTGGTTTTGGCTTGCTCTTTACAAGCGTTATGTTGATAGCAGGAATAATATTTACATTGTGTATATGATGGGAGTGAATGAAAATGAATATTAGTACGGCTCAAACTTGCAAAATTTTCGATTTATCGGATAGACTTCCGTCAAGAATACAGATAGTAAAACAGCCAAAACGAAAAAAGGGTCACAGAAATGCTATTACAAAGCACGAGGAAAGCAAGCAGAAGTCTGCAAGCTGGTTCAGACCTGATGATCTAAATGTGATTTTGGAAGATTTGTTTCAGAGTAAAAAATATTTTAAGGCAAATATTATAATTTTTGCTTGCAACTCAGGCTATCGTTACGGAGATATAATGACCTTGAGGGTCAAGGATTTAACCGATAACAACGGCAAAATTGTAGATTACTTGACATTACAAGAGGACAAGACGGACAAATGGAGAACGGCATGGCTTTGTGATACTGCAAAGAAAATGCTGAATTTTATAATCAAGTATTATAAACTTGACCCAGAAGATTATATTTTTCAAAGCGGAGAACGTAAAAGAAAATATATTGAGGATACTTTCTTAAATGAGGACGGAGAAGAAGAAATTATATATACTAATGAGAAGTATGATTGGAACGGCAGGCTACTCAGGATAGCTCCTATGGAACTTAATTCCGTTACAACATTTCTAAAGAATATAACCGCCAAACACGGCATAGAAGGTAAATATAGTACTCACAGCTTTAGGCAGACACATTCCGTGTATATTAGTTGTATTCAAAAAGGCAGCGAAGATGTTATTAGAGATTTGCGTATTGCCTGTCAGAGCCTAGGACATTCTGATCTGAGGATAACTGAGCAACATTATAGCGGTTGCGATAGCAGACTCGTAAAAGAGCAAATGTTAAAAATGGAAGTGGGCAAGGAAGTTGTGGATAAGTACGTAAAATAAAAAGGGACTTTTAAAAGTCCCTTTAGTGCTTTTTGTGACGTTCTTTACTCCTTTGTACTGCTAGAGCATTTTTAGATTGATTAACTTTGTATTGAGGTCTGTTGCGTGGAAGATAGGCTTTCACAACATTAACGTTCATATTCATTAAGTCGGCAATCTCATTAGCCGACTTCCCTTCTTTGTGGTATTGAGTGATTTTGGCGTGGGTATTATTAACTATAATACCTAAACTAGAAAGACTTTTAATAACTCTTTGCCACGAGATACCGAGTTTAATAGCAACTCCTCTTACGGATTTAATTGAGTCCCAGTATGATAATATTTCTTGGTCTGTTATTGATTTAATTTCGGACATAAGAATACCTCTTTTGTTTAATTGTTAATTTCGTCTAACAGTTTTCTTTTAACATCGGTAATATGTTGACGGAAGAAATTTGGATTAGTATTTTCATAACTTAAAATTCTTTGGAGTTTATATTTCAGAGCAGACAGAAGATTGTTGTTTTCAATGACATATTGTTGTTTATCATAACCCTCATAAATTCTGTCTATGTAGACATCTGTTACAGGAAAAGCATCACTAATAAAGAAAATAGATTTGGTGGTTGTCTTGCCAATGTGATAAAAGCAAGAAGCAATATTTCTTGGATCTTTGTTCATATAGGAATAAATACGATTAATAGCTTTAGTGTCACGATGATTTACTTTGCCTACAGGTATTGCCCAATACAATTTGGAATTTTCGGTGGACTTAATCAAACAAACAATGGGTCTTTCCTTGCAATCATTCCAAGTTCCTCCTACATCTCGAATAAGTTGATAATAGTCGGGTGTAATAAAGTACATACCATGTTCCGTCATATTTTGACACTCCTAATACAAAAAATATGCTGTCACTTCAGATTAACCAAAATGACAGCATCACTACAATGTTTCTGTGTCGCACATTGCGAAGCGTAAATTGAATACTACAATGTTACTTTGCCGTACATTGTGAAACGTAATTGTATCTACAATGTTTCTGTGTCGCACATTGCGAAGCGTAAATTAGAGATGATAGAGATAATCTTTCATCATTTATAGTATAGCATATTATACCCATTTTGTCAATACTATTTTGTGGAACTTTGTAAAATTTATTCGTTAGTTTGTGACAAGTCACCCTGCTCGCCAACATCCTTTTTTTCTTTAGGTTTCTTTTCTTTGGTTTTAAATGAAAATGCAAAACCAATTATGCCAATGGAGAAAATTAATGAGCCAGTGGATATGAAAATTACTCTCTCAATTTTCGCAGCGGCTATTTTACCGCTGACAAGTGAAGCTCCTATGATATAGTTGTAAGCGTCACCGCCAACATATTCGTCAATGGCACTATACTTGTCACCTTCCAAAATTGAAAATGTGGTTAAATTTTTGCTTGGAATTTTTGTTGTATAACCTATCACAAATAGTGTTATTCCTATTGCAATCACAAGAATGGAACAAATTTTCTTCATGGTATTACCTCCTGTTTTATGATTATCTGCTACGATAATCGTTTATAAGACTATTATTGCTTTCAATGGAACTTTGATTATTGGATATACAAGTGTTATAATAATCAATATTACTTTGATTTTCTGATATAAGTTCATTGTACACGTCAACAACTCTTTGGCAATCGTCTAAGTGAGATTGAGCCTTTGAAACTGCTTCAGAGTCAACTTCTGTAGTCCAACCGCCATCACCATAAACTTTAACCATTTTCTTATTGGCGTTTTCAAGCTGTATTTTAGCCTCTTCAACATCATCTTCGGCATCCGATTTGTAGATTTCATAGATGGAAATATCAGATTGCTCATTGTTTATTTCGTTCTGATAGGTGGAGATTTCACCCTGTAGGCGATTATTTTCTTGTTCTAAAGCACTTATTTCAGAACTATAATCATGCGTGGTAGTTGTAGTTGTCGTTGTGGTTGTAGTCGTTGTGGTAGTAGTTGATGATTTGGAAGTGGTTGTGGTAGTTGATGGTTTAGTTGTTGTTAAAGTATGAGAAGTTGTTGTGGGAGTGGTGGTTGTTGTACTTGTTGTAGTGGTAGTGAAATTACTGTCAGATATGGAACTTGTTGTTTTACTATTACATGAGGACAATACTAATGTTGTCATGAGTGCAATAAGAATTAATTTTATTTTGCTCATTTTTATTTCCTCCAATTTCTAAGATTAATTAGAATTACTTTTAATAAGAAAATTTTAGCATATTTGAGGCTGAAAATCAAGATTTAGGGTTTAAGTGTAATATCTCAGAAACTAAAATTGTGTATTTCAACAAAAAATACGCTAGAATTTTGTGAAAGATTTTTATTTTTATATGGTTGACAAACATATAAAAATAAATTATACTATAATAAAAGGTAGGTGAGAAAATAATAATGGATAGAAAACCGTTCACAACAACAATAGATAGCGAAATTCAAAATCAATTCAAGTCAAAATGTGCTATCAACGGCATTAAAATGAACGATTTGTTGGAAACATTCATGAAGATGTATGTAGATGACAAGTTTGAATTGGTACTAAGGCTAAACGAAACTAAAACTATTGTTGGCAAATAAAAAACAACTCTGCTGTCCGTGGAAAGTCAAGCAGAGTTGTCAGGTGAACAAAAGTACACAAGCACATTACTTATAGTAATGGTGTTTTGACAAGTGTTACTTCTGGTAAATATATTATATCATGAGTAAACACTGCTGTCAAGAACTATTTCTTTGACAATAGTGTATTTTTATGCTTGCAAGCAGGAAATTTCAAACAACAATGTTAATTTAAAACAGAAAGGACAAAGAAAAATGGACGGAATTAAAACATTCGCAAACAAGGAATTTGGAACAGTGAGGACAATAGTTAAGGACGGAGAGCCTTGGTTTGTCGGAAAAGATGTGGCTGAGATTTTGGGGTACGAAAGAACTACTAAAGTAATAAGCGAAAGAATAGACGATGATGACAAGTTTATGGTTAGTTCTAAAACTCAGTCCCAATTCGGGATTGAGTTAGGACAGCGTGGCGGTTGGCTTATTAATGAGTCTGGTTTGTACTCACTTATTCTCGGAAGTAAGCTACCAAAGGCGAAAACATTTAAACGTTGAGTTACTTCGGAAGCTCTCCCTACTATATATTATATTTAATCTGTAACATTTGACAAATACGTTTATTATAAGTTGTTTTTTGTGCAATATTTTTGTGATTATATGGTTGACTTTTGTGTAACCATATGTTATTATATTAATGGTAACACAAAAGTGAGGTGATATTTCTAGTGAAACCAAAAATGGGTAGACCTACTGATAATCCTAAGAATAACAACACGAGAATACGAATGTCTGATGAAGATGTAAAAATGCTTGAATATTGTGTCGAGCATACTGGAAAATCCAAATCAGATATAATTCGTGCAGGTATAAAAGAGGTTTACAATAAATTAAAAGGTGAATAAATGAAAAGGAACGCTCCTCCCTAGCAAGTTGAAACGTTCCCATACATTTAGTCTACCCATACTCATAAAAGATAAATGTATCTGTCAAGAATCATTACATCTATTAAGATAAAGGCATCTGTTTAAATTATACTATAAATAGATACCTTTGTCAAGTTATGCTTATCAATAATTTGTGGAGGTATTTTTTATGCAAAATTTAATGAAATTTCAAAACATGAATGTAGGAATAATTGTTGAAGATCAAACAGTTTTGTTTGAAATTTATTCTGTTGGCATGGCATTAGGACAAGTTAAGAAAAATGCTGTGGGCGAACTTTACCCTAGAAAAGATAGAATAGACCAAAATTTGAAAAGTGCAGAGATACACCCTTGTGTCCGCAACGGACACAAATACATAAATGAATCTCAACTTTATGATTTAATGTTGGAAATGAAAACAGAAAAGGTTAAGCCATTTAGAAAATGGGTTACATCAGAGGTTCTTCCGACTATACGCAAGACAGGTGGTTATGTAGCTAATGACGAGATGTTCATTAATACCTATCTGCCAAATGCCGATGCTCAGACGAGAGAATTGTTCAGGCTCAATCTATCAACGATCAGGCAGCTTAATAATAAGATAGAGCAGGATAAACCTCTTGTGGACTTTGCGAGCCACATACAGACCTCTGAGGACTGTATTTCAATGAACGATATGGCAAAGTTGGCAACTAAAAACGGAATAAAGATAGGCAGAACAAGGTTGTTTAACTTTCTGAGGGAGAAGAAAGTGTTAGGCTGTAAGGACGGTCATAAGAATATGCCTTATCAGAGGTACATAGACACTCAGCCATGGTTTCAGCTAAAAGAAAGCTCATACATACAGAATGGCGAAGTCAGGATAGGACTAACACCTATGGTAACGCCAAAGGGTCAGAGTGGAATTATTAGAATGTTGAGAAAGTGTAATACAACAAACTAAAGTAAATAAAATGCAAGTTTTGTTTTCAAATCTTGCAAAAATTAGAAAAGAAAGGAACAATAAACAAAATGAACATAAACAAATTTAAAAGGCTGCTTGCCGAGCGTGGGTTTTCATACTCACGCAGAGGTAAAGGGTCGCATGAGATATGGGTAAATGAGAATGGAGAGTCTTTTTCATTCCCTTCAACCCGAAAAGAAGTTTATATCGGAATTGTATGGAACTTCCGAAGAAATTACTGTCGCTGTTAAATCGTGTAATTATTATTGGGAATAATTTATCATTGATTTAGACATTGAATGGTGATAGAATTGTGATAGTGGTAATTAGTATGGCAATTATTGCTGTGCAAAATAAAGGACAAATATCCCTTGACAAAGCATTTGTTTTGTAGTATAGTATAAACATTATAGAACAGATGTTCGTTTTGAGATTGAATAAAAGGAGTGTATAAAATGAAAAAAATGACATTACAAGAGCTTATGACATTTGCTCGTGAGAATTTATGGAACAAATTTATCATCACTAACAACATAAATACAGACCACATTTATGGAACGGCTCTGAAATTGTCGCATGAGCCTGTTGTATACAAGTCACTAAAAAGCATAAGTGACAAATTAGTGCCGTATTTTGATGATCCTGAGTGGCTTGTCTTAGAACTAGATAGGGTACATGATTTGTTATTAGCCGATTACATAATGTCATTGGGCTTAGGTGATGATGTAGACTATCTCACTGAATTGTCCGAAATGACGGTTGAAGATAACAACAGTACCGTTATGATAAATTGTAAAGATATTGTACTAACCATAGTTGGAGAAAATGATGGAACACACGTTGTACCCTCACTTCCCTTGCCGCCTGCTCCTCAATCTTTGGATTGTTATAATTTAATGAATTTTCTTAAAGTTGATTACATTGATTTTGCCAGAGTTAAAACAAATGAGCATGAAGCAATACTGCCAATTGATTGTTATACACTTGGTAATCTTTCAGAGGAACAGCTTGACGGTCTAAAAGATTTATATATAGATTTACAGTTTGGCGACACGGAGAACGATGAATATGATTATTCATGTACACCATATGTCATGTACGATTATGTACACGAGCTTGCATTTGCAGGTTTATGGAGTCTGCAAAATAGCCATCTTATCAGTAAAGTACCAATAGAAGTTATAGGATATGATAATTACGAGAGTAAAAATAACAAGGCACAGGTATTCAAAATAAGTTCTGAAGTAAAAAGAATTTTGAGCAAGTCAGAAGTCGGAAATCTAAATTTTAATATCGGTAATTTCAGTTTTGAAAACGTCCCGTTTCATAGATAATTAACATATCCGTAATCAAATAAACATTGACTATTATTCGAGTGCAGATTATAATATAGAAAATACGACAAAAAAGACAAATAGAGACAACAAAACGTTTAATAGAGAGGAGTTGAATGTCGTATGATTAACACCATAACACCAGTAATAACCACAGAAACAAGAGAAAGAAGAGTTAATAAAAATATAGTTACTAGAGGAGATATAATTTTGGTTGATCTGCCAAATGTAGGCGAGTCAGTTCAGACAGGTAGGAGACCAGCTATTGTTGTACAGAATAACATGGGCAACGCACACTCCCCTTGCATAATAGTTGTACCGATTACAAGTGCTACAAAAAAATATGTACCAACCCATGTTAAAATCGGTGTTGAAAGCGGTTTACTGAAAACTAGCACCGTTTTGTGTGAACAGCTATTGACTATTAATAAATCTAGTGTTATTAAAACACTTGGGCATTTGACACCTAATGTTATGAAGCAGATTGAACAAGCGATTTATGTTTCGCTTGCCCTGCATCATTAATTGGTGAACACTTGACATTTAATCGTCCTTTGTGGTATAATACATATAATTATAGGCAATTTTTAGTACAATTATATGTAAACATTATATCAGGAAAGGACGATTTTTATGTCATTAAACAGTTTTTACACTATAGACCAACTTAGAACAAGTGTAGAACATCATTTGTTCGCACAGAAAGCTTCCATTGAAGTTGTCAAAAGAAAATCTCAAGTTCTTTTGGGATTATTAAATAAATATAATGAAGATTTGTCGTTACAGGATAATATTTATCAATATTTATCAGGTGTATCAAAACGATCATATGATAGTCAATGTGGTTACTTAAAGCAATGGGTAATTGAAGAGGGAATAGATTGTAATTTTGAGATTAACTACAAAGATATCCCTCGAAATTATATGACAATAGAAACTCTTAACGAAAAACTAAATAAGTTATACGAAGATCCAAGTACTATTAGTCGTAACGTTATTTTCTATCTTGTTTACGCAAGGTTATACGCTTATTTGATTTGGATAGGTCTGTCTAACAAAGAGATTAAATCACTTAGAAAGGGCGACTATGATATCGATAATAAGGTTTTGTATATTGGCGATGATAATGGTAACGTTAGAACCATTGATTTAAAATTGCCCTATTACGACGATATTTCGGAAATACTGCACGATGAGCTATGCAGAAATATTAGCTCTAGAAAATTTGTTGACAAAGATTTTTTTTACAATGGAAGTGTAATTTGCATAAAAATGTACGATAATTCTTATGATGCTCATGGAAAAGAAATTGGATGTTATAATGACTATGACTCCCTATTTAGACTGCTAAATGATGACATAGGCAATAATAATGCTCTTGTCGCAAACGTTCGCCGCACTCTTGCCCCAATAATAAAAAGAGTAAGTGATATTGAAATTTCAGGGCTATTTTATCGAGTTACCAAACGTGCAATTGCAATGAAAAAAGATGTTACAAAATACAACTTTAATATAATTTTGGGCTTTTTCGGGTACGGAACAAATCGTAGGGGATTGTTTACCGAGTATCTAATTTATAAAGAGCAAATGTTAGATAAGTAATATTGAGTAATTGCAAACTATAAAAAATAAAAGTATTGTATCATCTCTTCCGATAATACAATACTTTTATTTTTGTTACTAAAAATATTAATATTTTGTAAACTATATAATATTGCTATTGACAACTATTAATTAGTGAATTATAATATAGTTACACTATTAAACGAGTACATATCTATATGTACTCACCATTAAACGAGTACACTTGAAACAAGTACACTTGTCACTGTGGTGGAATAGGTATACACAAGGAACTTAAAATTCCTCGGAAAAATCCATGCGAGTTCGAGTCTCGTCAGTGACACCAGTACAGTTTGCCAATACTGTACAAAGTAAATTGGCATAGCAGGTACAGAGCTTATCTCACCATAAGGGAATGTAGTGTGATACCTGCACTTGCAACTTTAGCTCAGATGGTAGAGCATTTGACTTTTAATCAAAGGGTCAGGGGTTCAAGTCCCCTAAGTTGCACCAAGTCGGTTACGGTTGCCGACAACGATAACGGTTCATCAATTAAAATTACACTGATTACAAATTACAAACTAATCTGTATGTAAAGGTAGGTGAACAAAAAGGTACTGTGAAAGCAGTACCAACATTGGACTATAGCCAAGTGGTAAGGCAAGAGACTTTGACTCTCTCATTCCGCTGGTTCGAATCCAGCTAGTCCAACCAAAATATTTTGTAACGTATTTTAGGTTATGAATATAAAGTAACGTAAAAAGAGAAAGGAAGATAGTTATGAGATTTGACAAAAAAGATATTAAAATACCTAATGGAACAACAATTATTGGGGAGGGTGTTTTTGAAAACTTTACATCACTTAGAGCAATAGACGTTCCTGACGGTGTAGAAATCATCGAAAAAGATGCTTTCTTTGGTTGTAAAAAGTTAAAGGCGATAAATTTGCCAAAGACGGTACACGAGATAGGAGATGGTGCTTTTGCTTTTTGCAATAAGTTGAGACATATAATTCTCCCCGAAGGCATAGAAACCATAGGTAGTTATGCTTTTGCGGAGTGTGTAAGTCTAAAAACTATTATAATTCCTCAATCTTGTCAAAAGATAGGCACAGACGCCTTTCTAAATTGTGACAATTTGGAATATGTAATACTGTTAAACCCAAACTTGGAAGTATACAGTTTAAAATACATGATAGACACAGGAGTGCCTAATAATTGTGTTATTGTTAAGGGAAATAAGCGAATTATAAGGAGATAAAATGATTAAATTTTATTTTATAGAGCGTGTCGAGAAAGATACGAAAAAAACGAGTCATAGGAAACTACAGAACTTCACAGGAATGTAGTCGGGCTATGAATGATTACATTTCAAATAACAAATTAAGGAACGTAAAACCTTATAGGTGTTATTGGTAAGAGGGTACGGAAACAATAATGGACTATGGTTCACATTGGAAATTCTTCAAACTCAAACCAACGTGTAATAAATCAGCCGATGAATTGTAAAATGGGTCTGTGGCGATGAATAAACAAAAAAGCAAGCCACTCAAAAGAGTGGCTTACGAATGAATATTAGATGTATTTATTGACTTTGTGATTTATAAATTTAAAGATACCTGTTACGATCGGGGCAATAAGAACAAATCCCAAGAATGGAACGTTGATTATTAGTTGTTTACACATATTGCCTATAAACAATATTGCACTTAGTAAACTATTGAATATTTCTAACATATTTTTACCACCTTTCGTTTACTTCAAGTTGTTTACCTTTTTGTTTTATTATAACATGGGTCAATTAACTTGTCAACGCCATTAACGCATATCTCATCTTTTATACACAATTTATGCACAAACTATCACATAGTTTACATTTTACATATGAGGAGAATTATATATGATTACACTTTTATTTATTATATCAATCACTATGCTTATTATTTCTATAATATTTAATAAGAAAGGTAATGAAGCTAGAAAGGATACAGCAGGTTGGTTTACTTCTTTAATCCTGTTCGGTTTTACAACAATTACTTGTTTATTTGCAACATTAGGATTTACAGCTTCGGTTGTAAAATCTAAATATATTGTAGAAAAGATTACTATGTACGAACAACAAAATAAACAAATTGAAGAACAAATAGACACTGTTGTAAAACAATATCAAGAATATGAAAGCGATACATATATAAAGACTTCTTCTGAAAGTTCTATTACTCTTGTAAGCCTTTATCCTGATTTAAAATCAGATGAACTCGTAAAGAAACAGATAAAGGTGTATCAAGATAATAATAAGAAGATAACTGAGTTGAAGGAAAAGCAGATAAATGCAAAAGCTTCTAAGTGGTGGCTTTATTTTGGAGGGTAAAAATGAGATTTGGCGGATATGAAATAGGAGATAAGATAATCTACACAAATTCTTTTACAAAACCTACATTAGGTAAAGTTGTGTATTATATAAATGACAACTACCTTATTGACCTTTCTAATAATACTAGGCAATGGGTAACAGATAGAGAATTAAGTAAGTATACTAAAAAAGAAGATTATCTTAAACTTTTTAATAAGTATTTAAAAGGTAAGAAGTGTAGATGTACCAAGGATTATACTTTTAAAGATTCTCCGTATGCTCCAGAGTGCTTTAAGGAAACCATACCTGCGAATACGGAATTTACTATTCATACACTTTTTTCCCATTTAGAGCCTATACCTATAAATCAAGTGGTGACGATAAATTATGTTGCTTTACGTGCAGATACTTGGCAACCACGTTTTAAAATCACAACGATTGGTGGGACAGTAGACATTGTTTGGGAAGATTTTGTAAAATATTTTGAACTTGTAAAATAGGAGGTAGTTTTAAAATGCTAACAATGGAACAAATAAAGGAAATAGCAAAATTAAATGGAATAGGAATAATTGAAAATGCCACACAAGAAGAACTAGAAGAGCACAGTGAATCTCTTATGCCATCTATTGCGGACATCGTTGATTATAGACGCAGCCTTTGTAAAAATTGTACTTGGAAAGATAATTGTAAACATATTGTATGTGAACGTATTATTTGTAATAGCAGTAACAAATGAAGAAAAGTAAATAAGGTGGAAACTAAAATGAATCTATCTATGGAAGATATAGCAAAGTATTTTGAACTTGTAAAGTAGGTGATTATATGGGTATGGATTATAAATATAGTGGTAGTGCGAGTTATGGTCGTTTTGATAAAGAGTTGTGTGCAGTTGCAGAGATATTTGGTGCGGTTAAGACAGATAATCTTAAAACAAGGGAAACTGATGTAGCTAGATTTAATTCAAAGCATAATATGTTTTACCATGTCTTTGGTACATATAGCATTTTAAAAGCAGATGAACTTAAATTTTTATTTCCGAAAGATACTAATAAAACATTGGTAAAGTGGTTTCAGAATGTTTATGGCAAATTTACGGTTGAAGAAACAAAGGAAATATTTGAGCAAATGCGTAAGCATCCTGATATTGAGATAATATCACAACAAATATGGAATGAATTATTGTTTTGTAGTAAGAATAATCTACCTTGGCACATTCTTCGTTAGAGTGTTTACTACAATGTTTCAGCAATCAGCAGCCATGCTGTTGACATAGATTTTAATTTTTATTCCGTTCTGAAAAGAGCGTTAAAATACACATTTTATTGTAGAAAAAACAAAGGAGTTGTAAAACAATGAAAGGTTATAAAGTTTTTAACCCCGATTGGACGTGTAGAGATTTTCAGTACTCAGTTGGAGAGACATATGAAGAAGATGTAACTCCTCGCTGTTGCAAGAGAGGTTTTCATTTTTGCACAGAGTTAAAAGATTGTTTTAACTATTATTGTTTTGACCCACTTAACAAAGTTGCCGAAATTGAAACCCTCGGTGAGATTGACACAGAAGAAGAAGGAAGAAAATCCTGTACCAATAAAATTAAAATTATCCGTGAACTGTCATGGGAAGAAGTCTTAAAAAAAGTTAATATGGGAAAGAATAATACAGGATTCGGTAACACTGGTACTGATAATAACGGCAATTATAATACTGGTAGCCATAATACTGGTAATTATAATACTGGTATTTGTAATAATGGCGACTCTAATAGTGGTAAAAGAAATAAGGGCGATTGTAACAGTGGTGGTTGTAATGATGGTTACTCTAATAGTGGTAACAGTAACAAGGGTAATCGTAATAGCGGTTTTAATAACAATGGTTATTCTAATAGCGGCTACTGTAATAATGGCAATGGCAATAGTGGTAACCATAATATTGGTAATCGTAATAGTGGTGATTGGAACCGTACTAACTGTTCATGTGGCTGTTTTAACACAGAAGAGCCGAAGATTCTTATGTTTAATAAGCCATCTAATTGGACAATCGGAGACTGGTATCATTCAAAAGCAATGATTATATTAGATAGACTTCATAATAATTCTCTTCAATGGATTCCTACCATCAAGATGTCTAGGGAAGAAAAAGAACAGCATCCTGATTATGAGATACTAGGTGGTTATTTAAGAAAACAGAATAATCTTGAAAGTAATCAACTTTTCTGGGATAAATTATCAGAATGTGAAAAGGATATTGTCAAATCACTTCCGAATTTTGACGCAGAGATTTTTAAAGAAATCACAGGTATTGATATAAATAAAGGAGTTTGATAAACATGAACAAAAGAAAATTTAAGATCGGAGAACTTTATCGAGTTGGTTTAGATAGTTTCGGTGATAGAATGACCGAAACTGGAAACGTAATAAGGATTAAAGCAATAGAGTATATAGACAATAAGAAAATGGTTAGGTATCAAACAGTTAAGCCAAATGGTGGCGATAGTATGTTTTATATTTATAGCGATTTTGCTAATTGCTTAAAGAAAATATCGTCTGATATTGACCGTGAAATTCAGATTACTTTCCACGATAAGACAACGGTTGCCAAAATGAAAGAATACGGCAAGGTAGTAAGAGTTGGCACTTCAAAATGTTGTTCTGATGATACATATAGTGCATATATTGGTGCTTTGCTTGCCTTGGCTAGAATATATTTTCCTAACGCTAGTTGTGATAATAAAGAGATACGTTTTTTTGATACTAAAATAAACCCTAAAGAAAAATCTGAGTACAGATGTGATAAGCAGTTCTCGCACTCTGATATAAATAAAGCAATATACAATTTAATTAGTAGATATGACATTGCTGATACATGGGTAGCAGAGTCACTGAATAATTTCGGAATTGCGTTACATGAAGAACTTAAAAACATGAAGGAGAGCAAATAATGGAAGTGTATAATCCAAAGGACGGCAGAAATTGGCACGAGATTAAATATACATTACAATCCGGTGAGTATAAGGGTTGGTTTACTACTGAGGTTGGTGGCACTTGTCGAGGAGCTGATCTTCTTGACCCAGATATTTTTGCCACAATGTGTAGTATTTATATCGTTTCAAGCAACTGCGAATTTGAGGTTGACGAAGATAACGAGAGCTTTTCTTGTATATTGCACGATGATAATGGCAATGACCTTTTCTTTGATTGTTGTTATGAAGAGGATGTGAGGGAAATGTTAGTAGCAATAGAAATCATTAACGTTAGATAAACTAAAAGATAAACTAAATTTAATGTGTTTTAGAAAGAAGGCATGATAAGATGGTGTGATTTTGAGTTCACAAAATGATAATTTTATTATGATAATTTTATTTGACAACAAAATCTGATAAATAAAAGGAGATAAAAATATGGCTGAAAAGAAAAATAATAAGGGTCTTGGACTTCAGGAAACAAAGGGCAGTTTTCAGATCAGAGGTAAGCTGACAGGCTGTGATAAGGACAAGTTCTATACAGAGCTGACAACCTCTACAGGCAAGCCAATGAGAATGGTTAATGTAGGAGTTGAAATTGATAAGAATAAGTCTGTATACATAAACCTTAATGGTATGGAAAGAGACGTAGTATATTTTTCTAAGACCGAGGGCAAGGACAAGGATAGAAAGACAACAACAGAAAAGGTAAAGTGGGCAGATAGGTTTACTTTTAACAAAAAGGACTTTAGACCTATTGGAATTAATCTTGGCTTGACAAAGGTGGTTGACTCAACAGGCAAGGAAGTAAATGATAAGAAGATACTTGTTGAATATGATGCTTGTAAGTACATAGCAGATAATGCAAAGGACGGTATGTCCGTGTTTGTCAGAGGAAAGAATGAGTTTTCCACCTATCAGGATAGACACCAGACAAGATTTGTTCCGTCACAGATTTCGCTTTGTAAGGACGTAGATTTTGACGCAGAGGACTTCAATGTGATTGGCAATTTTGAACAGGTCATTGTATTCATGGGCATTGAAAAGAATGATGAGGGTAACTTCACTGTATCTGCAAAGATTGTAACTTATAATTCTATAGAAGATGCGGAATTTGTAATTAACAAGTCAAAGTCAAAGTTTGCAAGCACTCTAAGAAAGCTCAAGCCATATACAGCTCTTAAAGTCTTTGGTGATATTGTCATAGAACATGACATCGAAGAAATTGAGGAAGATAATGATGACGGTTGGGGCGAAAGCAACCCTATGGATAGAGTGAACAATCCAACAAAGAGAATACTTCTGATTACCGGAGCTGATAAGGACAGTGTAGATACAGAACTTTATTCAGAAGAAATTATTGATAAGGCTATCGCAAAGACAAAGGCTACCGAAAACGCAAATAAGGACTTTGGCTCTGATGATAATGATTGGGGTTCTGTTTCAGATAATGATCTGACAGACGAGGACGATGAGTGGTAAATTGTTACTACTCACCGTTATTAACAACGAAACGATAATATAAAAGGAGATAAAAAATATGGCTAGAGCAAGAAAAGCAACACAGACACAGAGCAAGCTTCAGATGATACTTTTTGGAGAAGAAGGCACAGGCAAGTCAACACTTGCCTTGCAGCTTGCTTATTTTAAAAGACCTGACGGCAAGCCATTTAGAGTTCTTTACATAGATAATGAGAACGGCTCTATTGATGATTTTATCGGTGGGCTTGAAGCTGACGGCATTAACACTGAGAATATTTATATTGTGTATACTCAATCCCTTGGTGAAACAAGAGAATACATAAATAAGGTTAAGAACAAGGAAGATTTTCATGTTCTCGATGATGAGGGTAACGAAACAGACGAGGTTGTACTTGACGGAGATGGTGAACCATTCAGAGCTGATGCTATTGTAGTTGACGGTACAACTATTCTTAACCTAACAACTAAGCAAGCACTTGTGGAGTTCTCCAAGAAGAGAAACACTGTCAAGGCAAAGAAAAAGGAACTAACAGGCATTGAAAAAACTGTAACTATCGAAGGTGCAGGACTTGAACTTAAAGATTATCAGACAGTTAATTTTAAGGGACAGGATTTGATACTCGATCTCATGTCCTGCGGCGCACACTTTATTGTGACCGCAAGAGAAACAGACGAAAAGGTTTCAGTAAAGGGTGATGACGGCAAGATTACAAGTGTTGCAACAGGCAGAAAAATTCCTGATGGTTTTAAGCAGATGAACTATAACGTTAAAACTGTTGTAAGAATGTACATTAACGAGGATAACAATTTCTGTGCGTATATCAGCAAGGACAGGACAGGTGTACATGATAAGGAAACAGTTGAAGACCTATCTCTTGTTGATTGGCAGGTCATTATTGATAGAACAAAGGACAAGAAAGAGTTTTCTGTTAAGAATGACCTTACAAAGGCTGTCGATATTGAGCAGGATATTTATACAAAGGAAGTTATGGGCAAGGTCGGAGAGCCAGTTGATAATATTGAAACAAATGAAAACTCTGCCGAAAATCAGACAACAGAACTTTTGGATAAGATTTCAGCCGTTATGAAAAGTCTTAATCCTGTCGGTAAGACAAAGGCAAAGGAAGCTCTTTCAGCAGAAAATCTGCCTATTAAACCAACAGAAATGAAGAAGATCACCGATATTAAGACTCTCGAAAGGGTTTTTGAAGTCATTTCAAAGATTTAACTTTTTAATAAATAAAGCGGTGAGGGTTATTCCCTCACTTGCCTTATTTAGCTATTTTAATTAAGGCGGTGAAATACTTGGCAAAAAGAAGAACAAAAGAGCAGATAGAGAAAGACAAACAGGACAAAAAAACAAGAATACAGTTTACAGATTGGTTGTACAAACAATATGATATTTCATTCTTGCCAAAATATTTTTTTATAAATCTTAACAAGGTGTATAAAGGCACTTATAAGAATTTGAACAAACCTGTTCCTGTTGAAGATTTATGGGATATGTGGCGAAAGAAAATGTCATTTCTCCGCAAGATACATGAGTTTAATACTCGTAAAGGTAAAAAAATTGAAGGTGCGGCGTTAGTTACATATGATCTCGCTATTATCCTATCTAAATATGATGGTTATTTGAAATGGAAAGAAGAACAGGCATTGGCTAAAACAGGCAAAAGCGAAGAACAAGTTAATATAGATTATGAAAAAATGGCAATATCAAAATCTCCCAAAGAACGTGATAAAAATAATGACAGCCTTGATATTGACAGCATCATTGATGAAATTTAGGTAGGTGACAAACATGGATATTATAACAAACGTTCCTACCGAAGTTCTATTTGTGGGTTGTATTTACAAACAGCCTGATTTGCTAGTAAATTACGGGCAATATATACGTAGTAAATACGATTTTTCAGATGAAGTCACTCGTTTTTTTTACGATTCGGCTGAAATAATCTACAAAACTAGGACACAAACATTCAATAAAACTACTATTTTAACTTATTTTTCAGAAGAGCCTGAAAGACTTTCTTTGTACAAAAAATATGGTGGTTGGAAAACTCTTGACAGTTGGATGAAAATTGCTATAACTGATGATATTGGTAAGTATCAGGAAATCATTAAAAAGTATTCTTTGTTGAGAGAATATCAAAGGAATGGCTTTGATATTACAAAAATTGTACAACATAAAAAGTTTGAACAATTTACGGCTTCAGACATCTATAGATTAATTAGAGGTAAAGCAGATAGAATACATACGGTGATCTTGACAAATCAAGAAGCCGAAATTCTGAATAGTCATATTAAGCAATCGCTTATTGCGTGTATGGAGAAGCCTGATTTGGGTGTGTCACTTCCCTTTCCTATTCTAAATGACATATTTAGAGGTTGCAAACTAGGCTCGACAATGGCTATTGGTATGCTTTCTAATGCAGGAAAATCAAGATTTATGACAAAAATCATTGCATATTTAACACTTGCAAAGCATGAAAGAGTCTTTGTTATGCTTAACGAGATGGGTGTTGACGATCTTAGAAAGTGTCTGATAACAACGTGTATAAACAATGTTGAGTTTCAAAAGTTACACGGCATCAAATTAAAGAAGCCTGAAAAGGAATTGACACTTGGTTTGTATAAGGATAAGTCAGGTGAGTACATATATCAGGAAACAGACGATTGGGGAGAGCCAACAGAAACCTTGCAAGAGTACATTCAAAGGGTCGCTGAAAATTCAGAGGAATATGTAAAAATAATGAAAATTGCTGAATGGATTGAAACAGAAACTAATGAACTTATTCTCGTTAAGGACATGGCTGGTGGTTATGACGATAAGACACTGGAGTTTGAAATAAGAAAAGCCAATTTGACCCATGGGGCAAAGTATTTCTTTTACGATACTTGCAAACAAGACACACAAGCTACAGGAGATTGGGCAGCTTTAAAGGCAACAGTAACAAAACTTACTGATTTAGCAAAGCAACTAAATATGTTTGGTTATCTTTCAATTCAGCTTACAGACGATACGGAGTTTTGCAAACCTGACGAGCTTAATTCTAATAATATTGCTAATGCAAAACAGTTAAAGCATATTATATGGACTATGACGTTATTCAAAGAAATATCTGTTGGTGACTTTCATAAATATCGTTATGTTCAGCATGATGCTGAATGGGGCAAAGATGTTGAATGTGAACTTAAAGTTGGTAAGAGGTATTATATAGGCAATGTAGACAAAAACAGATTTGGTTGTAAAAAGAAAGTTGTATTTGAAGTTGACCTAGATTTGAACACTTGGTATGAAGTCGGAGAACTAAGAAGAAAGTGAGGATAAAATGGATATTTCTGTCCTCAAAGAAAAAATACTAGAGAACAATTATGTTCCTGTCATACTTGACGAAATAGGTTGTCACCATATTTCCTGTAAAGTAAGTTATGTTCAGTGTGGCAATCCTGATGGAGATAATCAAGGGGCGATCACTGTTTATCTCAATGAAGGTCTTTTAACTGTTGACTACACACGAGAAATACATAGTAGTTCAGGCTTAGATACGATAGATATTTTTGACCTTGTACAGTTTTTTTGTAACTGTACATTTTACGAAGCTATTCGTAAAGTTTGTAGTTGGTGCAATATTGACTATTACAAAGACGAGTATGACGATTTACCTGAAAGTCTAAAATTCACGAAATTTATTTCTGAAATGGCAGATGATGAGTCTAATTACGAAGAAATGCAACCTTTAAAGCCGATTAAGGAAAATGTTCTATCATACTACTTCCCTGCCGTAAATGATTATTTTTTGAAAGATAATATCTCATATGATACTCAAATGCTATTTGAAATAGGTTATGACGATGTTTCCAATCGAATTACAATTCCTGTAAGAGATGAAATGGGAACATTAGTCGGTGTTAAGGGTAGGTTATTTTTAAAACAAGAAGAAATGACAGAAGAAGAGCAAAGAGTTAAATATATATATTTGGAGCGTTGCAACAGAGCTAGAATATTATATGGACTTTATTTATCCGAAAAATATATAGCTCGGACAGGCTACGTTTATGTGGTTGAAGCTGAAAAAGGTGTTATGCAACTTTGGAATATGGGAATAAAGAATTGTGTAGCAACTTGTGGCAAGAAAATAAGCCAATATCAAATAAATATGCTGACAAGGTTAAGTTCTCATATTATATTTTGCTTTGATAAAGATGTAACCATAGACGAGTTAAACGATATAGCGGACAAGTTTTTGGATTGTATTCAAATAAGTGCTATTGTTGACACCGATAATTTGCTTGAAGAAAAAGAAAGTCCAACAGATAATCCCGATAAATTTAAACAGTTAATTGCCAAATATACGCAAGTGATAAAGAATGGGAAGTGAAACAACAAAACATGAATTATAAAATAATAGGCAATAATGATTATTACCATATTCCAATATCTATTTTTACTAATAGAGGAATAACTAACGTTAATGAATACACTCATTTAACCGATGATGTATTAATTTCTTATGATAATCTTGATAATATTACTGAAGCGGTTCAAATGCTAGATAGACACATTAAAAGCAATAGCAAAATGGCGATTATTGTTGATTGTGATGTTGACGGTCAGTGCAGTGCTGCCATGATGTATTCTTATTTGAAAAGGCTTAACAAAGAAATTGATATTACATATCTGATACATTCTGGAAAGCAACATGGTATTTCTTCTGAGATAGAAATACCTGAAAGCACAAAATTGTTGATTATTCCCGATGCAGGAAGTAATGATACTGAACAATGCAAGCAGTTGACAGAACAAGGTGTTGATATACTTGTTCTCGATCATCACGATATCGAAAGACCAAACCCATATGCGGTTATAGTAAATAACCAATCTAGTTCAGAATATTCTAATAAAGAATTATGCGGTGCAGGAATTGTATATAAATTTTTACAAGCACTTGATGATTGCTACTGGAATAATTATGCCGATGACTACCTTGACCTTGTGGCATTGGCTAATATTTCTGACATTATGGATTTACGTTCTTTTGAAACAAAAAGGCTGATTGATAAAGGTCTTTATAACGTCACAAATAAATGCTTTGAAGAATTTATTAATGCTCAAAATTATTCCATGAAAGGCAAGGTTAATCCTCATACTATTGCATTTTGCATTACTTCCCTGATAAATGCCATGTGTAGAGTCGGTGATATGGAAGAAAAGGACTTGCTTTTCAGAGCGTTTGTTGAGCAGGACGAAGAATTTGAATATAAAAAACGTGGCGAAAGTGAAACTACAAAAGAAAATATTTATCAAAGAGTTGTAAGACTCTGTAAAAACGCTAAATCAAGACAGGATAATCAAGTGAAAAAGTTACTTCCTGCGTTAAGGAAAAGCGTAGCTAATGACGAAAATACAGTTTTATTCTTAAAAGGTAACAATATCCCAAGTGTATTTTCTGGATTGATAGCCATGAAAATGGCTAGTTATGCGAAAAAACCTTGTTTGATACTCCGCAAAGATGAAGAAAATAATGTATATAGAGGGTCTGCTAGAAACTTTGATAATAGCTATGTGCCAGATTTAAAGGCTGAGTTACTAAAAACAGGTCTGTTTAATTGGTGTCAGGGTCACGCAAATGCTTTCGGTTTTGAGATAAAAGCTGAGAACGTGGCTGAAACAATTAAAGTTTTAAATAAGAATATTGATTCAGACAACCCTTTGCCAATAGATTTTTGTTTCGATTATGACGAATTTAATATTGGAATGATTTCCGATGTTACATTATTGGAGAATTGTTACGGTACAGGAATCAAAGAGCCTTTATTTGTCATTAATAATATAGTTTTGGAGCATAGCCAAGGCGTTATCATGGGTAAAAATGAAGATACATGGAAGTTTATTACTGACGATAATATCGCAATTATCAAGTTCTGTAATCCTAGTGACGATAAAGTATTAGACTTTTTGAATGGATATGATGATGAAATGTGCATTAATGCACTCTGCCAGCTCAATGTATCTGAGTATAAGGGTGTAATTACCCCTCAGATAGTTATTTTAAAATACAAGGAGGCTGAAAATGTATAGTTCTTTGCATGACCATACAATGTACTCGTTACTGGACGGCTATGGTACACCAAAAGAAATGCTAGAGCAATGTCGAAAAGTCGGCATTAAAGCATATGCAGTTACGGAACATGGCAACCAATATTCATGGATATATTTCGATCAACTATCTAAAGAATATCCTGATATTAAGCTGATATATGGCGTAGAGCTGTATGAGTGCTTCGATACTGCCATAAAAGATAAAAACAATAAGTATTTCCATCTTATCGCTCTCGCAAAAAATGAGAACGGCAGAAAGGCTTTAAATAAAATTATCACTAAGTCAAATCTTGAAAATTTTTATTTTAAGCCTAGAGTACAGATTTCAGATATTGCTCCGTATGCAGAAGATTTAATTATTTGTTCTGCTTGTTTGGCTTCAAAATTAGCTAAAGAAAGTGATTTTAATATTTGTGTTAAGTATATCGAAGAATACAAATCGGCATTTCCTAATTTCTATTTGGAAATGCAATCTCACAAATCAGAGGAGCAGGCTAATTACAATAAAAAGATTTTGAAACTATCTGAGGTAACAAACACTCCATACATAATTACTACAGATAGCCATGCAGCCACAAAGGAAGATTTATATTATCAGGGTAGGCACGTTCAGATAGCTCACGACACTGAAACAATGTCTGAAAGCTACGAAGGTTGTTATCTGCAAAGTGAAGAAGAAATTCATACAACCATGGATAAACAAATTGGGGTAAATAATGTTACAAAAGGTTTAAATCAGACTGATATTTTGGCTGATATGATAGAAGAAGTACATATGCCTTTTCAAGACCCACAGTTGCCAACATACCCCCTACCAAGTGGATATGACTCTAATAATGAATTTCTTTTACATCTTATTGACGAGGGGTGGAAAACTAGAAATTTTGACAAGCTTTCTAAAGAAGAACAGAAGATAATGAAAGATCGACTAGACTATGAAATGAACATTATTCATCAAATGAATTTTGACGGTTATTTCATTATTGTATGGGATTTCATAAATTATGCGAAAACCCATGGGGTTAAAATAGGTTCAGGACGTGGCTCTGGAGCAGGAAGCCTTGTGTGTTATACAATAGGTATAACTGATCTTAACCCTATTAAATATGGATTGATTTTTGAGCGTAGATAGGTTGCACTCGTTAAATTCCGTTAATTCGGTATCAGCAAACTAAGACTTCTCATTGAGAGCAAACCGATAATGAGACAAGACCATAGACGAATAAGCTGACTAAGAAACCCTAAACCTATAACTAGGTGAGATAAAGGGAATACCGAGCCAAATCTTTTAGTGATAAAAGAAAGTGTGTAACGACTAGGAAATGAGACTTTAGAGCCAATAATTTCCCACGAAGACGGAATAAAAACTTTTGTCTTTATCATTAGAAAAGGAATGATGAAGATAGAACAATTAAAAAGAAAAGAGACTTTACAAAACGAAGAACCCAAATGCCTAAAATGTGGCAGGTGTCTTACATCAAAACAAATTAGTAAAAAAAATAAATTTTGTTGTCATGGCTGTGCTACTTCATATAGATAAATGGCACATGATCCAAATATTTTTGAAATAAAAGATAAGGATATTTTATATTATTTACTTGGACTTATTTTCACTGATGGCAATTTAGATGTGCTTGAAACAAGAGTTACTTTGTCGCTAACGCAAAAAGAAGTTATAGAATATTTATACCCTTATTTTTGTGATGTGGTGAAACGCAAAATATATGAATATCAGCCAAAGAATTGTAAAAATGCCCATTGCTCTTATACAATTATAAATACTAATTTGGAAACAATAAATGAATTAAAAAAGATGTCTTTAACACCCAAGAACAGTAGTAACAAGCAATTTCCGAATATACCCTTGCCATATATTTCGTCATTTTTAAGAGGTGTCTTTGATGGCGATGGGTGTATTTTTAATAATACGAACAAAGCGAACAACAAAAAATATCAAAAAATAACAATAACCTGTGCTTCTGAAAAATTTGTTGATGGTTTGGTTAATATTTTAAATTATATTGGGCTGACTCCTACAGTTGTTCTGGACTCAAGACGCAAAAACAATGAAATAAAAACATACTACGTTTGTATTAACAGACAACGTGACGTCAGATACTTTTTTGATTTTATTTATAAAGATGCACAAATTTATATAAATTATAAAAAGCAAAAATTCGCATAGATACATATGCGATAAAGACAAAAGTTTGAAAAATATAGTCTAAACTGGGTTGGAAGTAACCAACAGATGAAAATGAGGGAAACCTCCAGAGCATAGGATAAAGAGCCTATGGTTAATAACAAATTGTTCCTCAATCCAGAAAGAGTTTCAATGCCAGATTGATTTTCGGTCGAGCATATGGGAAACCATATGTGTTAAGTGTGGTGAACCTATAAAATATAGGGTGTTAATTAAACAATTATTATAATTGTAACCGCAGGAAATGGCGGTGTATTAATTAGCTAACAGGGAACATCTAAGTCGTTCTGTCTGACGATATGACAATCCTGTGCGAAGTTGCATTTTATGATTTAATATTGTTTCCCGTTGCAAAACAAAGGAGACAATATGCTAAAAGAAATTGAAAACTATAAAGATTATTATGTAAATGAGTTGGGAGAAATTTACTCCTCAAAGTCGGGCAAACTAAAAAGAATAAAGCCGTGGGCTGACTCGCAAGGTAAATATTTAATGGTACAATTAAAGAATGAAATAGATAATAAATTCCATAAATTATTAGTACATAGAATAGTTGCTCAGGCGTTTCTTCCTAACTACAATCATTTACCACAGATTAATCATTTAGATTGCAATACTAAAAATAATAATGTTGATAACTTAGAATGGTGTACCGCTAAAGAAAACATACATTACAGTTATCGCACAATGTCGCAAATAAGAAATTATGTGACTTGCGATTTATACAAAGACAATGTATTTCTAGGGCATTTTCAATCTATTTTAGACGCAGCTAAATACGCAAATGAACATTACGGTGCTAGTTTATCGGGTATTGTAAGAAATTATAAATCAAAGGGAATAACACTTATTAAATCATAAATGCAAAACGTCAAACGACTAGCTCAAAGGAGCGTAGGGTCAAGTGAAATTCTTGACTCGAAGTGCCACACGCCTAAACGTATTACTACAAGTGTGATACGCATGGTGAAGATATAGTCTATTCCTTGCAGAAATGCAAGGTAGTAAAGTTGGACATCGATGTTTCAGACAGACCTACAGTAATAAATTATCTCATTGATAAATATGGTGAAAATCGTGTTTGTCAGATTATAAACTTCTCGTATATAACACCTGTTGTAGCCATAAAAGATGTTGGTAAAATACTAGGTTTCAAATATAATGAAAGGGATAAACTATCCAAAAAGTTTTCGTACAATACATTCCAAGAGTGTATTGACAACAACATAAACTACCTATCTGAACACCCTGAGTACAGTGAGTTACTTGACATAGCAGGCAAATTAAGTGGTAGGGTTAAAACGGTTAGCTGTCATGCAGGCGGTGTCGGTATTGTTGATACCGATATTAGCGATTATATGGCAATGAAACTAGGCTCTGACGGTGAACACGTTATTCAAGTTGATAAAAGGCTTGTTGAACAAATAGGTATCATTAAATTTGACATTTTGGGTGTACAAACTTTAAAAATGGTACAGGAAATTCAAAATGACTTGCACTTATCTGAGTACGATATAAATATCAACAACCCCAAATTTGAAAATGACAGAAGTCCATTTGAACTATTAAGCAAAGCATTGACGAATGGTGTGTTTCAGGTGGAAAGTGCAGGTATGAAAGACTTACTGCTCAGACTACAAGCAACTAACATGGAAGATTTGTCGGCTGTTTTGGCATTGTATAGACCTGATTCAATGGGAGCTTTGGAGGAGTTTATTAAATGTAAACATGATCCTTCACTTGTCACCTATATACACCCTGACATGAAGCCTATTTTGGAAAGCACTTACGGTCAGTGTATTTATCAGGAACAAATCATGGAAATAGTGCGTGTTTTTGGTGGTAGAAGTTATGGTGGTAGCGACAAGTATCGCAAAGCTATCGGTAAAAAGATGCCTGAATTAGTTAAAGAAGAGTCTAAAAAACTATATCAAGAAATTATTGATAACGGATATGATGAAAATATAGCAAAAGCTATTAGTGAAGAACTTGCTGCCAAGGGTGGGTATTGCTTCAACAAATCACATAGTTATAGCTACGCTGTTCTATGCTTTCAAACTGCTTATTTAAAAATAAATTACCCTGTTCATTTTTTCAAAGCCTTGTTCAATTTGAATAAGGATAAGGCAGGTATGGTGAATAAATACATTGTAGACTCTAAACAGTTTGGAGTAACTGTTTTACCACCTCATATCAATAAATCGCTAGTCGATTTTTCTATTTACGATAACAATGTGCTGTTTGGTTTTTCTGCGATTACAGGCATTGGTGAACGAATTGCCCAAGAAATTGTTACCAAGCGTGAAAAGAACGGCAAGTATAAAAACCTTCAAGATTTATTGTTAAGAACAACACTGACAAAAACTCAGATTATTAACTTAATGAAGTCAGGTGCGATACCTACGAAAGATAAAAAGAGTTGTTTGTTGAAATATCTGAAGTCATTATATAAACCATTAGAGTATAAAGAATTGTCTAAGTTACCAACGTATAACAAACTTATTATCGAGTATGATATTGATATTGAAAAATATCGCATTGGTAACGGTAAGTATGACTATGACAAAGATATATTACTGACTCTTGCAAATCAGAAAAAGAAAGAAAAGTTTGACCTACAGCAAGAAGATAGGTTGAAACAATTTCTTTTAACCAATAACAAATATCTTGAAAACGCTGATTTTTGGGAGTTTGAAGCATTACAGATATTTATACACAATAACCCATTTGAAGAAGCACTTCCCTATTTAACAACAGCATTTGAAGCCATTGAGAATGATAATGATTGTGTTATTGTAGGTGTTATTTCCAGAGTACAAAAGAAAAAGGATAGAAATAAAAAACCATTTGCTTTTGTAAATATTTACTCCACTTTTGGTATCATAGAGGGTGTTCTTTGGAATAGTCAGCTTGTGCAATATGAAGATTTGGTTAAGAAAGGTTCTCAGGTTGCTATTAAGTGCAGGAAAACAGACGAAGATAAGGTTACAATACAGGCTATGCGACCATATGTTGAATGGCTTTCAGAAAGGAAGAAAAGACATGACAGAAAAAACATTTAAGTTTAAAATCGTTCCTCAACAGGAGCGATTTTATAACGAAAATAGTAATTGGGGAGTGTACACATTCATAACAACTTCTAATGACATTCCATATTTTTATGATTGTTATGACGATCCCTTTGGTGACGATCCAAAGCAGTTAAAAGGTAGTACATTGGCAGGTAAAATGCAACGCTTGACAATCGGTGTCGAGTACAATGCCGAAGTCACTTGCTCCTTTAATAGCAAATATAATTCGTATCAGTATACACCAATTTCTATTACTGCAAATGTGCCTAAGACAGAAGAACAACAAATAGCATATTTGAAAACTCAGGTCACAGAACTGCAAGCAAAAAACATCTTAGCTGTCTACCCAAATGTAATTGATGATGTTATTCATAACAGAGAAATTGATTTTACAAAAATCAAGGGTATAGGCGAAAAGAGTTGGAATAGGATAAAAGATAATATATTGAATAACTATGTTATTTCAGATATCCTTATTATGCTTCAGCCGTTGGGTGTAACATATGCCATGATAAGTAAATTGATTTCTAATGAACCTAATCCTCAATTATTGAAGGAAAAGTTACTTGACAATCCTTACATCATGACAGAAATTCGTGGCTTGGGCTTTAAGAGAGTCGACGATTTGGCGTTGAAGTTAAATCCAGATATCAGGATATCAACCAAAAGAGTTGTGGCATTTGTTAAGTATTATCTTGAGAGTGTTGGGAACAATGACGGTCATTCATATGTGCTAGAGTCTGTATTAGACAGTGCAATAAGAGATAACATAAACGATTGTTATGAAATGTACGAGAGCTTTAAGTCCACACAAAAGCAACATGAGATATTTCTACATTTTGAAGAAAATAAGGTAGGGCTATTACGCCAATATAAAACTGAAATATCTATTTTGGATATTCTAAAAAATCTCAATGAACAAGAAACAGACTATAAGATTAACATTGAAAAGGGTATCTCAGAAGCAGAAAGAGAACAAGGTTTTTGCTATACAGACGAACAAAAACAAGAGATATATAAGGCTTGTGGCAGTTCTGTAGTGCTTATAACAGGTAGAGCAGGAACAGGTAAAAGCTCAATTTTAAGAGGACTCACAAAGATATATAAAAGCTATTCTATATCAGCTTGTGCTTTATCTGCTAAAGCTGCGATCAGGATAACTGAGGCAACAGGTTTGTTCGCAAGTACAATTCATAGGTTGCTTGGTTTTAACAAGACAGGTTTTGTTTATAACTCTGACAACAGATTGCCTAGCGATATTATCGTACTTGATGAAGCTTCAATGGTTAATTCATCATTATTTTATAGCTTGGTTTCTGCTATAAAAGAGGGTGCAAAAGTAATTATTGTAGGTGATGACGGTCAGTTACCACCAATAGGCTGTGGCAATATCTTTCATGATTTGCTTAATTGTAATGTATTCACTTGTTGTAAGCTGACTAAGATTTTAAGACAGGCTCAAAAGTCAGGTATTATTTCGGACTCAGTTAAAATTAGAAATGGAGAAAACCCATTGCCTGAACCAAAACTAAAAGTTGTTACTGGCGAGCTACAAGACATGACCTATATGTTTAGAGAGAGCCGTGAAGGTATGCGTGAATTGGCTATTAAATTGTATACAATGGCAGCTAAGAAAGACGGCTATGATGAAACGATTATTTTGACACCTTGTAAAAAGGACAGGATAAATAGCTCTTTTGAAATTAACTCTATTTTACAAGATATGATAATTCCACCCGATACTGCACCTGAGATCAGGTATGGTAATAAGACATTTCGTCTTGGGTCGAAAGTTATTCAAAGAACGAATGACTATAATAGAAATGTTTTCAATGGAGAAATGGGTTATATTACAAAAATTGAACAGACAATTAAAGACGGTAAGAAGCAGAATGTTGTTACAATTAAATTTGCCGACAAGGAAATTGATTTCTTACAAAATGATTTAAGTAGTATTGAGTTGGCTTACTGTCTGACTTGCCATTTAACGCAAGGTAGCGGTTTTAAGAATGTTATTGTACTGATCGACAATACCCATTATAAGCTGCTTGACCGCTGTATGCTGTATACTGCGATTACCAGAGCTAAAACCAAATGTGCATTGATTACTGAGCCTAGTGCTTTTCAAAGGTGCTTGAAAATGCAGGCTTCACAAAGAAACACTTGGTTAAGCTTATTGGGCGGTTAATATATAATTAACAAGTTTATCTAGCAAACTTTGTATACTTTGCCATATTGACAACTATTAATTAGTGCATTATAATATGAGTATACCATTAAACGAGTACACTTGAGTATATACCTATTATTAATTAAGTGCGTTTTATATGCACTCACTATCATTCGAGTACGCTTGTTAGAGATAGAGAGGGTGATGATATTGGCACAAAAGATAAAAGCTTTGTTTTTTAAGATAAAGAATTTTATAAAGTATAAGAGATAGGAGAAATTATTATGAAAGAAATGATATATAAAAATCATATAGAGAAAGGGTAAAATATGAACTTAATAGATGTATATTTGACAGGTGGTAAATTTATATTCGGTGGAAAAGAAAGTCCATTGGAAGCTCATGAAACTTATTGTGACAACTGTGATAACTGTTCTTTATATAAGAACAAGCAATGTTTAAATCATTGCACACCTTTTGCTTTACCACATTGTAAATTGGGAAGTGTTATAAATACTAAAGGTTATACTAGCAGAGCTAAGAAATATAGTGATTTTAAAAGTAAATACACTTCTAATGATAAATATAATTGTCTAACTTATCCGAATACTAACAATTTAGCTATTATAGGTGACACAGTTTTTATTTATTTAACATACGCTAAAGTAGCATTAAACAAAGAAACAAATAATTACTATACAATTAGGTCTAATTATATTTTTGAAAGTGACTATGTGCCTATGAATAAATTTAATACAGACCTTATTTATAACATCGCTACATTTAAGCCTAGAGCGTTACTAGGTGGAGTTATTACAGATTATAACGATAAAATAATTCCTGATTTTCTACTATCTTTAAGTAAGTTAATGCCTGCTATCTATAATGAATTTATTATTAAATATCCTGAATGGAATTTAGCTCCTAATTATATAGGAAAGGTAGCTTATGTTAATTCACTAAAATCAGGTACTAAATTTATTGAACATAATACAGAATGGCTTTACGATGGAGAATATGTAATAGCGGAGAATATGGATTTAGGATTGTCATCCCCTTGGTGGCAACATAATAATGATTCGGAAAACATTGTTAAAATAAAAGTAAATGATAAAATGACTATAACAATAACTGATAATTCCATTGTAGATGAAAAAACTAAATTTAAATAATAATTATGCTTAAATAGATGAATTATGATATTTTCAATATGACACATGACATTACTGTTACAACTTTCCAGAATAATGGTTGTATTAAAGGTTACTGTTTATTCTTCGGAAATATTTGAGAAAGTTAAGGTCGTTATAGAGCAACTTATAAAAAGTTGATTTTATTTATAAAAGGAGGCAACAATACAGATTGAATAATGATAGATATTCAGATGATAATAAAGTTCATGATACTCAACGTTTAAAGGAGTTGCAAGCATTACCTTTAGAAAGAAAAGTTCTAATAACTCAAAGTCGTATTCTTGAATGGTATAATTATTGGAATGGACAAGTGTATATCTCGTTTTCGGGTGGGAAGGACAGTACAGTTCTTTTACATATTGTAAGAAATTTGTTTCCTGATGTTGAAGCTGTGTTTGTTGATACAGGTCTTGAATATCCTGAACTTAGAGCTTTTGTTAAAACGTTTGATAACGTTACTTGGCTAAAGCCGAATATGAATTTTCGGCAAATAATAGATACATATGGTTATCCTCTGATTAGCAAAGAGGTAGCAAACATTATTCGTTACGCAAGAAAAGGCTCGTATACACGTTGGTGTAAGATTTATAATTTTGATGCGATTAAAGATAAATATACACCGAGATATAATTTATCTAGATATAAAAGGCTGGCAGATAGTGATATTCCTATTTCTGAACAATGTTACGACATAATGAAGAAGAAGCCTTGTAAGGACTATGAAAAACAAAGTGGAAAAAAGGCTATTTTGGGAACAATGGCTTACGAAAGTGGTATGCGAAAAAAAGAATGGGTTAGAACTGGTTGCAATGCTTTTGAAGCACTTAGACCAATATCTAAACCAATATCATTTTGGACTGAAAATGATGTTCTTGAATACATAATTAAGAATAATTTACAAATAGCTTCTGTATATGGCAAAGTTGTAAAAACTGATGAGGGGTATACGACAACGGGGGAGAGAAGAACAGGTTGTATGTTTTGTGGATTTGGTTGTCATTTGGAGAAAAATCCCAATCGATTTGAGCGTATGAAAATCACTCACCCTCAAATATGGGATTATTGTATTAGACCAAAAGATCAAGGTGGCTTGGGTATGGGAGATGTCCTTGATTTTATACACGTTCCGTATGGAAAAGAAGAACATTAACAATAAAATGTAGAAAGGAAAGTACATTAAATGGCTGAACAAAAATTTAAAGTAGGCGACAGAGTCAAAATTACAGATTTTACAGGAACGATTGTTGGCACTAAGCTTGAAGATAGTTCTATTAAATATCATGTAAAAATTGACCAGGGTCGAATTTATACTTGGGTATTTCAAAGTTCACTTGAACGCATAACATCTAATACCGATAAATTTAAGCAGACAATTACTATTGAAACCGAAAGAAAGACTGGCGAAACTATCATAAGGATATCCAATCCAAAATTTACAACCGATGAGCCTACAGTAAGAGGTACAATCGTTGGTGACATGGCAAATAAATCAAGTGAACCAAAGATAACAGATGAGCAGAGAACTATTTTGGAAGGACTTTATTTGTTGGGTTATAGATATTTAGCTTGTGACGATATTCGTAATGCTTTAGTAGCTTACGAAACACGCCCCTGCAAAGCAGAAGTAATATGGTATGGTGGAATACATTCAATTAGTGTCAACAACATAACAAAGGTATTAAGCAATCTCTGTTCTTGGGAAGATGAAAAGCCTACCTCTATTGAATGGCTACTTGGTAAGAAAGCCGAAAACAAGTAATATAAAAGTTTTCTTTTATTGAGAGAAGGTGAAACCAATATATAAATGTATTTGTGATGTATGCAGAAGCAATGAAGCCAATCAGCATTTTAAGGTTAAAAAACTTAGTGGAGTTTGGACTTGGAAAGGTCGTTATGAAGCATCTGAATGGGCTGAACTTGATATTTGCAATCAATGTTACGAAAAGTTTATTGGAGTAATACACGAAAGAGAAGATAGGGAAAGAATGATGGAAGCGTTTATCGGAAAACCGCACAAAGAAAACAACGACAAATAAAAATTTAGTTTTATTTATAGAAAGAGGTAGAATATGATAACGAAAGAGGAGTTTGAAAAGGCGGTTGAGGTTTGCACTAATACAGATGAGACCTGTGAACACTGTCCGCTTAGCAAAAAATTTTTTTCATGCGGCGGATATCTTACCCGCTACATAAAAGAAAACGAGCTTGCACCTGTAATAAAAAATACACCTTCGGCAGAATGTAACACTAACACTATTTATAAAAACGCTAAAATAACTGATGTATCACTGGGAATAGGCGACCATTGTTGCCTTACCTTTTCTATAACTCTTAAAGGCTCAGGCTGGGGAGCTAGTTTTGGCGGTTATAACTTAGCTTTTTTCAATGGAACATCGTTTGAAGGTTCTGAAAAGGGACTTGAAGCACTTACAAGAATTATGGACGTTGTGGGCGTTGCAAAATGGGAAGATATAAAAGGTCATTATGTTAGAGTAAAACAGGAAGATAGATTAGTTGTCGGAATAGGAAATATCATTAAAGATAAATGGTTTGAACCGAGAAAGTTCTTTAAGGAGGTTGAAAATGAGTAGAAAATTCACTGACGAGGAAGTCGTAGAGGCGGCACATTGCTGCACAAAAAATGATTGCAAAACCTGCCCATTTATAGTACTAGGAGCAGGATTTAAAAACTGTGTCATAAAATTCTCAGAATACATAGCAAACAACACAAGAAACGAGCCTGCACCTGCGGTAACAGGCACAAGCTCGGAGGTATCTGTAAAAGAAGATACCAGTTCAACACAGTTTGATGATAGCATACTGCTGGACATTTGTCAAGAGGGTTTGTGCACAGTTGCCCAAAATCGCAACGCCGATTATCAAATTGGCTATGCAACTGCGATGCTTGATGTCATCAAAAAGCTGAAAGGCGGTGGCAGCAATGACGGACAAACAATACAAAAGGTATAAAGAGATTGAAGAAGAAATAAGACCTATAAAGACATTTCTTAAAGGGTTTTGAAAGTCACTGGAAGGAGAATAGCAAATGTCAAGATATATTGACGCAGAAAAATTAAAGTGTTCTATTGATTCGGAAACAGACAGCATATTTGATCGGGATAAGACCATAGAAGAACTTTATTATAACCTGTGCGAACTGGTTGATGATGAACCTACCGCCGACGTGCAGGAAGTCAAACATGGAGAATGGTTTAAACCTAGCAATGACCCAGTTGACAGTAAACAATGGATTTGTTCCGAATGCAAAGGATTAACTGAAACGGCATATTATTGTGGACATTGCTATTATAACTACTGCCCTAACTGCGGAGCAAGACTAACTGCGGAGCAAAAAATGGAGGAGTTTGAAGAATGAGAGATATGCAACTTAACGTTACTTTTCCGTTAAGACATTGCCTTGTGAATGGTGAAAAGATGCTATTTCATATGTGGGGCATAGGTCGAAGCGGTCAAACCGAAGGTATCGTAGAGGACATTAATGGGTCGATAATAACAGTTTTTCCTTACGAGATAAGATTCACGGATGAAATCTTTAAAGAGTATATGAATGAAGAGGGTGACGGCAATGCGTGAAATACTTTTTAGAGGAAAACGTGTAGACAATGGCGAATGGGTTCAGGGGTTTTATGTATGCAAAAAGCGTCCATATTTCAAGGACAAAGGGGTTAATGTTGAGCATCTTATTTACGACAATATAGAGATTGAGGACAATGACTATAAGCAGTTTGTTGATACAATGCCAATTTCTTATGTAGTAGACCCTAAGACCGTCAGCCAATATACAGGATTAACAGATAAGTATGGCAAGAAAATTTTTGAAGGAGATATAATTAACGTAACTTCTTGTGGCACTGATAGATTTATGGATGTAAGGTGGAATGATGAAACACTTTCTTGGGAGCTGACAGATGTAGGCACTCCAACGTTTAAAGTGAATCATCTTTTTAATACGATTGATCTTACGGAACTTGAAATCGAATCTTGCTATGGCGAACGTGTCTCTTTTATCGTTGGCAACGTTTATGACAATCCTGAGGTGATGGAAAAGATTGAGGAGGATTACGAATGACTAAAAGAGATTTGAATGTATGGTTTAAAAAGACAGGTAAAAATGTAATAGATGATATTTCAACTGATTATTTGTTCATAAAGAGAGATGATTCATGACAAATGAAGAATACATAATATCAAAAATCTCAGAACGTAGTTTAGCCGATATGTTTAATACTGGTAATTGCTATTATGATAATTTAAATGATAGAATTTATAAGGCTTTTCAGTATTGGAAAGAGTCGTATCGGTATAAGCGTTCTGGCAGACTCTTATTTCAGCTATGGCTTACATTCCAATATAACTCAGAAGAATGGGATTTAGCCAGACGAATAATTCATGAAGAACACCCATCTTGGGTTATAAAATGCGAAACATAAGAGGAACAATGTAATTTAAATAAGACTACATATTCTAGTGACTTATGCGAACAACTACTTATATGTTCTACATTGTTTTCGTTTAATTGATTAATTAGATTTAATCAAAATGGAGAGTATAACAGTAGTTGGAACAAAGGACACATCTATTATACGGAAAGGCAAAAAGAAAGCATAAAGCAATTAATTTAAAAAATGCAAATTAATGAAAATACGCTACTTTGGCATATCCCAAAACAGCGTAAATACGCACTTTTAGACACTTAAAATCTGAATAAAAGAGAAATTTTATTTAGGAGATGATACTGATAAAGCAAGAATACATAAAATCGCCACTCAATTATGTAGGTGGCAAATACAAGCTTCTACCGCAGATATTACCATTGTTTCCGAAAAATATTGACACTTTTATTGACTTGTTTGGCGGTGGGTTTAATGTTGGAATTAATGTTCCTGCGAAAGAGGTTGTTTATAATGATTTGAATTTGCCTGTAGTCCAAATACTCGAATACATACATAGAAATAGAACCGATAAAAGTCTTGACGAAATAGATGAGATAATCAAGCAATATGACCTATCAAAGATTAATAGGAATGGGTATTTGAGACTCCGCAGCTATTTTAACGAGTCGGAATCTAAACAGTCCGTTATTTTATATGTGTTAATTTGTTACGCCTTTAACAATCAGATGCGTTTTAATTCAAAAGGTGAATTTAATATGCCGTTTGGAGAAAGATATTTTAACCCTACATTAAGAGAAAGGTTTATAGAATTTTCGGAAGCAATCAGCAATAAAGGCTGCAAGTTCACCAATGCTGATTTTCGTGAGTTCATCGGCGTAGCGTTTGGCGAAAATGATTTTCTGTATTGCGATCCACCGTATTTTAATTCAACGGCAACCTATAATGAAAATGGCGGTTGGACTAATGCCGATGAGAAAGATTTAAGAGATATGCTTGCGACTTCAAATGTAAAATGGGCGTTATCAAATAACCTAAAAACAAACCTAACGTTAAAGGATTGGGCGGAAGGTCATGGATATAAAACCCACTATTTAAACACTACTTATGGAAACTGTAATTATCAGAAAAAAGACAAGACAAAAGATATAGAGGTCTTGATTACAAACTATTGAGGAGGACAACATTTAATGAAAACACTTACGGGGACAAGCCTAGCTGGAATGTCTCCTACAAGAGAAAGAGTGACTAATGATTTTTACGCAACACCATTCAATGCGACAGAAGCCATTTTAAAAAGAGAAAAATTATTTGGTAGCATACTCGAACCTGCTGCTGGTCAAGGGCATATATCAAAAGTCCTCAAAGAATTTTATCCATATTCAGAAATTGTATCTACTGATTTGGTTAGTAGAGATAGTCCTTTTGGAATTGATATTACTCCAAACGTTGACTTTCTTACATATAATTACAAACGCAAATTTGATAATATTATTACCAATCCACCGTTCAAATTTGCAAAAGAATTTATTCTTCGATCATTGGATTTAGCAAATGAAAAAGTTATTATGTTTGCAAAAATCCAACTTCTTGAAGGGCAAGATAGATTGAAAATGTGGGAAAACACTCCTATAAAAACAATTTATGTGTTTTCTAAAAGAGTAAACCCAATGCGTAATGGTAGTGAGGTAGATGAAAAGGGGAAGCCTTGGGCAAGCACTATGTGTTTTGCATGGTTTGTATGGGAACATAATTATGAAGGCTTGCCAACAATAGAGTGGATTTAATTTTATTTGTATGGGCATATTCACAATGGTAGAGATACAAGACCTTTTAATGAGTATGCCAAACAAATGAGAGAGCGTGGTTTCCCTTATAGGTGTGCAAATGTAGGTTGTATGTTGCATGACTACACACCTGTAACACTTGATGACTTAGGGCTGAGGTGACATAAATGATTTCAAAGAAAATTCTTAACGCTCTTACGAAAGAGCAACTAATATTCCTAATAAATCAATATCAACATATGGAATTTATTATCTCGGAGATCTGTGTCAACGAGAGTAAGCAGCATATTCCGTTTGAGCAGGCGATAGAAAAGATAAGAAAAGAACTTCGCAACTGCAATTTCCCCTTTAGTACTTCTACAGAAGAATTTATATCACTTTTAGATTATAAAATGGGCAAAATTACACTTGACGAATACAAAGAAAGAATTGGAATTGGCTGAAAGGAGACAGAATGAAACTTCTGGAAAGTATAAAACTTGCAATGCAAGTTTTCCCAAATAGCTTTATTAATCGAAATAACGAGATTATTCTTATTCCAAAATTCAATGTCTATATTCAGCTTGACGATGTGAAAACAAATGAAGATTTCAAGGTAAAACTTTGTGAGTGGCTAAGTCGAGATTGCTCTTGTGCGTTAAGATATTCACGAGACAAAAGACTTATGAGATATTGGCAAGACAATACTAATGCTTTCAATAAAATTTGTGGAACTAATTTTACAATGGAGCAAATGAGTTATATCTATACATATTTGGGTAATAGCATAAAACATGATCTTACAAAACAGTTCGTAAGAAACGGATTTGACCTTTTTGTTATAGAGAAATATGCTCAAAAGGGCAATAAAGAGGTTTATTGATGAAAGAAATTAAAGTAGTGAAATATTCTAAACAATGGTGCAAAACACGAATGACAATATATACTATTATTTGTATTATTTCTTTTTGTGCTTTTGTTTTAACAATGCCAATTATGGCACATTTCTATGACGAATACGGCTTACATCATGTCAAAACTATAGTAAGTATAATAGTGATTTCAACCTTTTTTGCAACATGGCTATATTGCTATGCAAAGGCTATGCAGTTTGAGTATTATGAGAACTATATATACAGCCGTATCAAGAAGATTAAGCGTAAACAAGATAGAAAATATAGAAAGTGGCTGATGTAAAAGCAGGAGATAAACAAAATGGATTGTAATATTCAAAATATAAAATGTGAAATCTGTGGTCGAGTGTTTCACAAAGTCTGCCATGCAGAGCCATATGAGAAAGTCTGTGATAATAGTGAATGTTTCCATAAAAAGTTCTGGCTTGAAATTATAAAAGAAAAGGACGAACACGTTATTATTAATGGCATTTGTTATTACTTAGATAGAACCCATCCAATGAGTGATAGTCTTTTTAGGGGATATGGTGGCAGAGGAATTAAAATTAAATTACATACAGGTGAAATTATCGTAACAAATAATTTATGGCACAATGGTGAAGTGCCTAAAGAATTTCGAGATAGACTACCTGATAATGCAGAGTTTATATAATTGTAGCAGGGGTTAATTGATGGAAAATGGAGGTAACAAATGTTTGTAACCAAATTGGGTGAAAATTTTATTGAGGGCATAACACTATTTAAAGGGCAATGTAAAGCTTGCAATTCTGAGTTTTATTTTGAGGAAAAAGAAGCCAAAGAATTGTATGAAAAAGGTGAAATCGGTCACTCAGAAGAAGAAATGCTCCGAGTTTCAATGGGCGAGCCTTATTACAGATATGAGTTTGGAAAATACCCTCATTATAAAGTGTCAATTCTTATAACACGTTGTCCTTGCTGTGATAAACTTGTGAAACTAGACCAAGTAACGTGTACACATGAAATATATGCTGAATTGAAAAATAAGCATAGAATTACATTAGAACGTCTTGCGGAATATAACGGAATATATCCTTTGAAATTTAAGTGTTCCAATAGTAGGCTGTCTGTTGATATGAAAAATAGGATTGAAAAGTCAAAAGCATTAGTAAAAGCATTAGCTGGATCGTGAAAAAAGTTGAAAGCAACTAAAAATATAAAGCCAACATTTTATTAAGAAAAATAAGAGATAAAACAAAACGGAACGCTCAGATTAGCTACCTGAGTGAACATGATAATTGCAATTATCTTCCAATAAAGGACAAATTGGAGGATTTACAAATAGTGAAAACGGAAAAAATAACAGTAAACGAATTATTTAGTGGTATAGGCGCACAAGTTTCAGCATTAGAAAGGCTTGGAATACCTCGTGAAATTAAACATACATCTGACATAGATCATAATGCAGTTTTAGCATATGCGTCTATTCATTGTGGACTTACGGAAGAACTTATAAATACATATACTGAATATCCTACAAGAGAAGAAATGGCTAGACAGCTTACAGAAATTAATCTTGGATATGATTTTCAGAAAAATAAACCTTATAATTGGTACAGATTTGTAAATAGCAAATCAAAAGAGCTTGAAAAATATTGGCTCGCTAATAAGCTTTCGAGGAATTTAGGTGACATTAGTAAACTCGAACATCTTGACTATGCTGATTTTTGGACATATTCATTTCCTTGTACCGATATTTCTGTGGCAGGTAAACAAGAGGGAATAAAACAGGGTCAAACACGTTCAGGTTTACTATATGAAGTACAAAGACTTCTTGAAAGAGCCAACAAAATGTTGACTTTACCAAAATATCTAATGCTCGAAAATGTCAAAAATCTTGTGGGTAAAAAATTTAAACTGCAGTTTGATGAATGGGTGGCTTGGCTTGATGAACTTGGTTACAATACATATTGGAAAGTTTTAAATGCTAAAGACTATGGCATCCCTCAAAATAGAGAAAGAGTATTTACTATAAGTATTCGCAAAGATATTGATGATGGCAAATTTGAATTTCCGCAGCCTTTTGATAACGGAGTCAGACTTAAAGATTTTCTTGAAGATAATGTAGATGAAAAGTATTATTTGAGTGAAGAAATTCAGAACAGACTTATACTGAATAAGGAAAATTTAGATGCAAATGTTGTAGGCACTACTAAGGGCAAACACAATCATCGCATAGGAACTAGAGATTTAGTTTATTCCCCAAATGGCATTATGGGTGCATTAGTAGCTACTGATTATAAGCAACCAAAGCAAATACTTGACACCAATCGTTGCATACAAGAAGGTAGCTTACAAGGTGACAAATGGGATAAAATATATGAATCTGCGAGAAGATACTATTCTCCTGAAGGTATTTCGCCTACTTTACATACTTGTGGTGGTGGTAATACAGAAACTAAAATAGCAGAACCGGTTGCCTATGTGAAAGAAGCAACTAAGAAAGGCTATGCAGAAATTTATGAAGGTGATAGTGTAAATCTGGAACAGCCTAATTCTAAGACAAGAAGAGGTAGGGTCGGAAAGGGTTGCGCACAAACATTGACTACAAGTTGTAACCAAGCTGTAATTGAACCCGAAGCCAAAAGCTTTAGAGTTCGTAAATTAACTCCTAAAGAATGTTATAGGCTTATGGGATTTACTGATGAACAATTCGATAAATCACAAACTTTTAGTTCTAACAGCCAACTTTATAAACAGGCAGGTAACTCTATTGTGGTTGATGTACTTTATTACATATTCGGAAAACTGTTTGAGGTTGATACTGAAACTAGAAAGGAAACAAAATGTTAAATAATGCTTGGAATACTCTCTTGAAATGTACATGGGTGGCTTGCTTTGATACTCATAACTTTCAAGAAGGGAAAGTATACGAAGTAAAAAATGGCAGACTAATAGACGGTCATGGCAGAAAAAGCTGCAATACATATGACAATGTTTATGATATTAACGACAGCTTTTACGCCAGATTTAAAGAAGTAAGGAGTGAGTAAAAACATGGCAAGCGAGATACGAAATGATTGTGTGGGCTGTACGGCTCTCGGACTTCCCTGCCGCCATTGTTACATGGGTCAAGATTATCGTGTTTTAATATGTGACAAGTGTGGAACTGAGGTTGATATGCTTTATATTATCGACAATGACTCGGAAGAACTTTGCAGCGAATGTGCCAAAGAAAAGGCTATTGAATATTTGTCAAATCATAATGTGGACGTTGACGATTTGTGTGAATACAACGACATCCCTTACGAAAAAATGAACGGAGAAGATTATTATAACAAATATTGCTATTGTGATGATGAGGAATAAATACATATGAACAAAAAGAAAGACGAGACAACAAAACAAATAATACAGCTTATAGTTGCTATTTGCATAATAGTTATCGGTTTTGGAGTTGTAAAGGTTATTGGCATTAATGAAGATTACAAACACAATTTTAAAAGAAACAAAGCCGAAAATTCAACAGTTAATACGATTACCACTACCACAAACACTATAACTAAAAATACAAAAGCTAGATCGGTAGAAAATAAAAAAAATACAGTAAAAACAAATACTAAATCTACTACAACCACCAAAGAAACAAGAACTACAAAGCCGTATAGCTACAAAGTAACCGAAACTACAACGATAGTTACTAAGTCTGAAACAGAGCCAGAAATAGAACTTGTTTCTTACGATATCCCAGCAGGTGATACTTCATTTCACGGCTATATGGATTATGCTTGTATCACGGACAACAATTCTCTGCAATATCAGTTGCAACTGAATTGTTGGACGGATAGTCAGGGAATACGCAGACAAGGTGATGATGTTTGTATTGCTTTAGGAAGTTATTACGGTACAGAAATAGGTACACGTTATCTAATTACAACCGACATGGGTAATTCATTCACCGCTGTTTTAGCCGATTGTAAAGCTGATATTCATACTGATTATTATAATCAGTATCGAGATACAGGCAATGGCTTTAAGAACGTGGTTGAATTTATAGTTGATACATATGCACTTGACCCTGATGTTATGAGTAGTGGTAACATTGGTACTTATAGCAATTATTCTGGTAATATTGTATCAATTCAGAAACTTAGTTAGAAAAGAGGTGAATTTAAAAATTGGCATACGACAAGAAAGCAGGAAAAAGAAAGCGTTTAGCTAGAGAGGAGGAAAACAGACAGCTAAAACGCTACAAGTCAGAGTGTAGAGAACTAGATACATATTTTATGAGTGAGAACGAACTCATTCAAGCCAAAGAAAGACAGAAGATAACAAAAGCTAGAAATAAAGCAATCGTACAAAGAGCTTATATGATTGCTATGGCAACAAATTAAACAAAGAAAGGACAGATGAAAATGGTAACGGAGTATACGGCATATAAAATTAGATTTACTACAGTAAAAGAAGTACAGCAGTTTATTAGACTTGCGAACATGATTGACTATACTATAGACCTGAAGCAGAGCCATTATTGCGTAAATGCAAGTAGTATAGTGGGTATATTTGCACTTGACCTTGAAAACGAGGTAATAATGTTTGTACCAACAGAACACGAAAAGAACGCAGAAGAAATTTTTGCAGAATTTATTATAAAGTAAAGGAAAAGACGATGATAAAAATTGAAAATGTTGAAGTAATGGGTTGGGAGGCAGCCATCAGAGGTATGCGTAATCCTATGAACTCTTGGGAGAAGAGTGATAGTGGTACTTGTGGCTATCCTCATCATATTGGATGCGCTAATTGTCCGGATCATAAAATATGTAATCATCCTTTTCGTAATGACGGAGTCTTTAAATTAGGTAAAGCCGATTACGAACTCGTTATGAAACTCGTTAAGGCAGGTACAGATCACCGTAAGTTCATGCGTATGATTACAGTATATGCTGACATTACAGCACCACTGTATTGGTGGAAAGAATATGATACTTACAAGGTTGGTACTGTTGCAAATTCTTGTAGCACCATGCACAAGATCGCAGAGAAAGAGTTTACACTGGAGGATTTTTCTTGTGAACATCTCGACATCCGAACACGCAAGATTTTAGAAGAAATAATAAAAGCATTAAACGATTATAGAACATTGTATATTAATTATAATCCAAATGACTTTGAAATTAAAGGTTGTCCGAGTAAAAAAGACCTTTGGTGGCAGATGATACAGCTTCTCCCAAGTAGCTATAATCAAAAACGCACTGTCATGCTTAATTACGAGGTACTGGCAAATATTTATAAGTCTCGTAAAAACCATAAGCTTGATGAGTGGAGAACTTTTTGTGATTGGATTAAGGCATTGCCATATTCAGAATTGATAACAGGAGGCACAGATGAATAAACCATTATTTTGTATACTTGGAGCTTCGGCAAGTGGTAAATCAACACTTGTACAAATACTTGAAAAAGAATTTAACATGAAACAAATACCCTCTTACACAACACGTTCTCCTAGATTTAAAGGAGAAGAAGGTCATACATTTGTTTCAGAAAAAGAATTTAAGGCACTCGATGATATCGTGGCATATAACTACTATCTTGATAATCATTATGGAGTAACGGCAAGTCAGATTGACGATGATACATATAATCTTTACGTTGTAGACCAAACAGGGCTTAATGAACTCCGCAAAAAGTACAAAGGCAACAGAGAGATTTATTCTATTTTTATAGATTGCTCGTATATCAATCGGTACAAGCGTTTGTTTGGACGTTACCATAAAATGTACAAGAATTTTGATAAAGCACTTAAAGAAACCAGTAAACGTACAGAACAAGATAAAATAGAATTTAAAAACTGCAAATCATCTGTTGATTACGTTATCAATAATGATGAAAATATCAATACAGCTTATGAAAATCTAAAAAAATATGTGAAAAGAATTATAGCTAAGCAGGAGGGAGATAATTATACCGAAACCGAACATAATTAACAGAGAACATTATAATAGCATTATTTACTTGTCACACCCATATGGTGGTAAACAAGAAAATTTAAGTGAAATAAATGAGTGCCAAAAACTATTAACTATAATGCACCCTGAAAATTTGTATCTCAATCCTATTGCAATGTTTGGCAACCTTTACGATTGTACCACTTATGAGCAAGGGTTGAACATGACCCTGTTGTTACTTGAAGAACTTGCAGATGAAATGCTTGTTTGTTCAAATGATTGGCAATTCTCCAAAGGTTGCTGTACGGAGATTAAATATTGTGACAACAGACATATACCGTATAAAATTTGTACTTTGGAGCAAATTAGAAATGAATACGAAAAATACAGAAAGGAACATGATAAAAATGGCTAATTTTATTATTGGTGCTTTGGTTGGGCTTGTACTTGGTTTTCTAATAGCCTATAGAACAGTGACCGAAATGCTTAATGAATTAGATGAGAATGATAAAGAGGAAAATACCAATGGAACTGAAAGCAAATCTGATAAGACCTAGACCGTGGCGTATTGGTGTCGACTGTGATAATGTCATTAATAATCTAGTAGAGAGTATTATTGATGTTTATAATAAGGACTATAATGATAATTTGTCCGTTGCCGATATAACTACCTATAATATGAGACAGTTCTTTAAAAATGTATCTCAAGACGAATTCTATGACTATTTCACGGATAAGAGGGTATGGGACAACATAAAAGTGCTTGAAAATTGTGTTACTACATTAAATAAATACCATGATTTAGGTTGTGAAATTTATATAGTAACAGCTACAGCCCCACAGAATGTTTCTAGTAAGACAGCTTGGTTACAAGAACAACTTCCATTTTTAAATATGTATGATAGCCTAATAGTCATAAAGAACAAGCAAATGCTCGGTGGGGATATTGACATTCTAATTGATGATTGCGTAGACAATTTAGTTGGTGGCTATTATCATAAAATTTTATTTGATTATCCATGGAATAGACTTGGGTTTGAGTCATATGAAAACAACGCTCATATGCTACACCAAAGATACCGTTGTAGGAATTGGAATGATATTGATGAGGCAATTAACATAATTATGAAAACTGATATGGATACAGAAATAGAATTAGACTTAAAGCCAGAGAATATAGAGAATACAGAAAACGAACAAAGAATAGAGTTTGTTGTGAACGATGATAAGGAGCAATAAAATGAAAGTAATAAAAAAAGACGGAACATTAGAAGATTTTGATTATCAAAAAATAATCAATGCCTGTAGCAAATCGGCTAACAGGGCATTAGAAAATCTTTCGGATAAAGATTATGAAAAAATTTGCTCTGCTGTTATGGACTACATAATGGAAGAAGATTTAGAAAATGATTGCATTTCAGTTGAGGCAATACACGCAATAGTCGAACGAACTTTGCTTGACCTTTACCCAAAATCAGGTGAATGTTATAGGCAGTATAGAAATTACAAAAAAGATTTTGTTCACATGATGGACGATGTATATACTAAATCTCAAGGTATTCGTTATATTGGTGACGTTTCAAATGCCAATACCGACTCTACTATGAATAGCACACAGCGTAGTTTGATTTATGGCGAGTTAAATAAAAATCTGTATGATAAATTTTTCTTAAATGTCGAAGAAAGACAGGCAGCGAGAGAGGGCTACATCTATATTCATGACAAGAAAGACAGACTTGATGGTATAAACTGTTGCATTTTCGATATGGCAAATGTTTTATCTGGTGGCTTTGAAATGGGTAACATTCATTACAACGAACCTAAGACACTTGATGTAGCTTTCGATGTCATAAGCGATGTAACAATGTCAGCAGCTAGTCAACAATACGGAGGATTTACGATACCTAGAGTTGATACTCTTTTAGCTCCATATGCCGAAAAAAGTTATCAGAAATATGTTGATGAATACCTAAGCATATGTGATAACGGCAATAAGAATAAAGCTGACGAATATGCAACCAAAAAAGTCTATAGAGATTTTGAACAGGGTTTTCAATCATGGGAAATGGCATTTAACTCTGTAGGATCGTCAAGAGGTGATTATCCTTTCATTGCTATTAGTTTTGGCATAGGTACAAGTAGGTGGGAAACCATGGCAAGCGAGGTAGCATTAAAAACACGAATGGGCGGACAAGGAAAAGAGGGCTTTAAAAGACCTGTACTATTTCCAAAGCTGACGTTTTTGTACGATGAGAATTTACATGGTAAAGGCAAAAAGTTAGAATGGCTTTTTGATGTTGCCATTGATTGTAGCAGTAAAGCGATGTACCCAGATTTTTTATCCTTGACAGGGGATGGTTATATTCCTGAAATGTATAAGAAGTACGGAAAAGTTGTCAGTTTGATGGGTTAAAAAATTACACTACGGCTCATCTAAAACTTCGTAAACCTACAAATGTAGGGTGTACAATTCACGTTTAGGAATTATAGGAAATGATAATTAGGAATTGTGCTAACAGGGGACTAAAAAAATCCTGTGCGAAATTCAAAATAACTAAATAATTTACATAAACCGACAAAAAGGAGAGGACAAAACGAAGGAATATAAAGAATATGACGGTTTCTTAATAGACGAAGAACTAAACATATACAGCAAAAGAACTATGCGTAAATTAAAACCATATCTCGGTACAGATGGATATTTGCAAGTTCAATATAGAATGGAAAATCATAAACAACATCATAATAGAGTTCATGTGATTATAGCACATTGTTTTATTCCAAACCCTAATAATTATAAATACATAAATCATATTGACAGCAATAAAACCAACAACAATATTGATAATTTGGAATGGTGTACTAATTCATATAATGTTATGCATGGTTGGCACAGTGGAAACAGAATCCACAAAAATAGAACAAAGGTGTTTGTATTTGATTTTGACGACAATATTGTTGATAGTTTTTCATCAATTAGAGAATGTGGTAGAGTATTGAACTTAGATAGACATAAAATAGCAAGAGTTTTAAAAGGGGAACTTCCCAAAAATTATTTAGGTTATTATTTTAGTTATTTTGATAATCGTCAAGAGACTATCGAAAACATAGCATAAGTGAAAGTCTTATGTGAAGAAGTGAATAGAGTACACATAAGGTGCGACTCCTTATGTGGAACAGCGAAGTACACAGCATTTGGTAACAGAATGTTGTGTAAAGATATAGTCCAATGGCATAATGCCATTGTGTAGAGCTTCGTTGTCACCTTGGTTTGTAAAAGGTGGCATGAAACCAAAAGACGAAAATGATTACCCTGTCTTTGAGGGTAGATTTAATCTTGGTGCAATATCATTACATTTGCCGATGATATTAGCAAAGGCAAGGCAGAATAAAGATTTTTATGAAGTTCTTGATTATTACCTCGAACTTATAAGAAACCTGCACAAAAGAACGTATGAATTTTTAGGAGAAAAAAAGGCATCGACGAATCCAATGGGATTTACTCAAGGTGGTTTTCTTGGTGGCAATCTCAACCCTAATGATAAAATAAAACCAATACTTCCAGCTATGACTATGAGTTTTGGTATCACCGCTTTAAACGAATTACAGCATTTGTATAATGGTAAGTCACTTGTAGAAGATAGTGATTTTGCCTATGAAGTAATGCAATACATAAATGACAAGACAAATGAATTTAAAGAACAAGACCATATACTATACGCAATTTACGGCACTCCTGCTGAGAGCCTGTGTGGGCTTCAAGTTGAACAATTCCGCAAGAAGTATGGTATCATAGAGGGCGTATCAGACAGACCATACGTTTCCAACTCATTCCATTGTGGCGTATGGGAACATATTACCCCAGTTCAGAAACAAGATACTGAAAAGCGTTTTTGGAATTTGTTCAATGGTGGAAAGATACAGTATTGTCGTTATCCTATATCGTATAATAAGGAAGCTATAAAAACACTTGTAAGACGTGCTATGGATTACGGATTTTATGAGGGTATAAATTTAGCATTATCATATTGTGAGGATTGCGGTTATGAGCAACTAGAAATGGATAAATGCCCGAAGTGTGGGTCGGAAAATATAACTCAGATTGATCGAATGAATGGCTATTTAGGCTTTACTAGAATACATGGTAAAAGTAGATATAATGCCGCAAAGGTTGCAGAGATAAAGGATAGGGTGAGTATGTAATGAACTATCATAATATAACCAAAGATGATATGTTAAATGGTGACGGGCTTAGAACTGTCCTTTGGGTATCAGGCTGTAATCATCATTGTAAAAACTGTCAAAACCCTCAGACATGGAATAAAGATAGTGGTATACCATTTGATCTTGATACTATCTTTGAAATATGTAACCAGTTAGACAAGTCGTATATTTCAGGTATAACATTTTCAGGCGGCGATCCTTTGTTTCCTGATAATCGTGAAATAGTATGGGCAATATCTGCGGTAATAAAAGAATATTATCCTACCAAAACACAATGGCTGTATACAGGTTATAAGTGGGAGGAAATTAAAGACTTGCCTATTATGGAGTGCATCGATGTAGTTGTTGATGGTCAATACGAAGATGACAAACGTGACATAACATTAAAATGGCGAGGATCAAGTAATCAGAGGGTTATTAATGTACAAGAAAGTTTAAAGCAAAACAAAGTAGTATTGTGGTGCGATTAACCACACAAAACAAAAATAAAAGGGTTTACATATAAGCAAACCCTTAAATAACCCAAATAAGTCATTAGCCACCATAGTTATAATGTGTTCAATATTATGTTTCTGAATGGTGGCAACTAATGACTCTATTAATTGTAACATAAAACAAAAGAAAAGTAAAGGAGATAAAAATGATAACAACAGTAAAATTTGCAAAAACAAAACCAAACGCAATTATACCAACCAAAAGACTAGAAGATGCAGGCTATGACGTTTATCCTTGTTTTGATGAAGATTACATAATAATAAAACCACATACTACGGTTATAATACCGACAGGCATAGCTTCAGCTTGTGATACAGATTACTGTTTTATATTACACGAGAGAAGTTCAACAGGCACTAAGGGCATGGCGCAGAGGTGTGGAATAATCGACAGTGGCTATCGTGGCGAGTGGGGTGTTCCAATTACAAATACAAATGACGTACCGATAGTTATTTGCAAGAAAGAGTCTATTACTGACTTTAACGATTTTGCTAGTATTTTGTTATTCTCATATGGAGAAGCTAATTACATTTTATACCCATATGAAAAAGCCATTTGTCAGGCTCTTGTACTTCCTGTTCCAGAAGTTGAGATAGAAGAATATACATACGAGGAGCTTAAAGCCATTCCGTCAGAAAGGGGTACAGGTCGCCTTGGCAGTAGCGGAAAGTAAGATTGTGAGTAAAAAATGAAAAAAAGCAAAACAGCTCTGGTAACAAAGGGCAAAAAGAAAATACCAATAAATATCATTATACATAATCCAAACAACATGGATAAATTCAATAATTATTATTCATCTATCATTATTAATACAATAAAAAAAATAGCATAAATATAAAGGTGTCCGACAATGGCAAATATTGTCGGACACCTTTATATTTATTGACTTTTTTCAGAAAATATGCTATAATAAAAGACTATCTACAAAAAGGAGACATATAAATGAGAATAGCAATATATTCAAGAAAATCAAAATTTACAGGCAAAGGTGAAAGTATTGGAAATCAAGTTGAAATGTGTCGAGATTATATCGCTACAAATTATAATGGCGAAGAACATTCCATACAAGTATTTGAAGATGAAGGCTTTAGCGGTAAAAATCTTGACCGACCACAATTTAAAAAAATGATGGAAATAGAAAATGTCATACCATTTGATTTAATAGTTGTGTATAGATTAGACAGAATTAGCCGAAACGTAGGCGACTTTGCTTCTTTAATTGAAAAGCTAAATAAAAAGAATACGTCATTTGTATGCGTAAAAGAACATTTTGATACAGGCAACTCTATGGGACGTGCAATGATGAACATAGCTGCGGTTTTTGCACAGTTAGAAAGAGAAACTATAGCAGAGCGTATTAAAGATAATATGTATCTTTTAGCGAAAGAAGGTCATTGGCTCGGAGGAACAACACCATTAGGCTATAAATCCATTGAAGTTACAAATGGTAAAAGGACACATTTTGAACTTATCATTGATGAAAGTCAAATAGATTTGGTAAATATAATTTTCAGTAAATATAAACAGCTTGGTAGCATTAACGGAGTAGAAACATATTTGTTTGTGAATGGTTATAAAACTCAAAAAAATAACTATTGGCATAAATCTAATGTAAAACGCATTTTAACCAATCCAATCTACTGCATTGCGGATATTGATAGCCTAAATTATTTCACTGAATTGGGCTGTAATGTTTGTTTTACACTTGACGATTGTAATGGTAAGAAAGGCATTTATCCGTATAATAGGTTTTCAGGACAAAAAAGAGAAATGCAATCATATGATCGATGGATTATTACTATATCAGAACACCAAGGAATTTTGACAGGCAAAGAATGGGTGGCTATTCAGCAACAATTAAAGGCAAATTCAAAAGATGGTTTCGGTGGGAAGGCAAACGAAAGACGTTCCACTAGCAACACTTCACTTTTATCGGGTGTACTGTTCTGTTCATGCGGAGCTTATATGCGACCAAAAAAATATCCATCGGGAAATACCTTTTATATTTGTGAAAACAAAATGGATAAAAAAATAACTGAGTGCAATAATTCTAACATCAATGCAGACGAATTAGATAAAATAATCTTGAACGAGTTATTTTCTTTCGATATAAAAGATGACGTTGTTGATTCACAAATTCAAAATCTAAAAGAACAAATTGCAAATATTGACAATGATTTGCAAAAACAAATTGGACGTTTAAAAAAGCAAATAGAAACTAATAAGAACACGGTGAATAAATTTATGAATATCGTGGCTCTATCTATTGAAAATGATACGCCAGAACAAGTGGTTGAAGTTTACAATCAGAAAATAAATGAGTTATTAAATCAAAATAAAATAACTCAAAAAAGAATTGACGAGTTGCAAGATACCAATATTGTTCAAGCAAAGATGAATGATAAATTAAACAGCTTGACAGATGCTATGGCATATCTTAAAGAAAATGTTGACAAATTAACTATTGTAGAAAAAAGAGGGTTTGTTAAAAAGATAGTTGATAGGATAGTTTGGGATGGCAATAATATCAATATTTTTATTAAAGGTATTTCAGAATTATCAGAATAA